TGCGTCCGAGCCATCCTGTACGGGTTTCCAAGTCGACCGGAGACCCTAGAGCGCCCAGGAGCACGCCGCAGCGAGGCTGTGGGCCTCGCAGGCCGTCGAACACCCGCATCCGGGTACATCCGTACCCCTGAATCGCCTGCGGGCCTCTGAGCCTGCTGGCTGTCAAGATGGTGATCTAGCCCACTTTCACTGGGTGTCAAGTTTTTCGCAGGTACTTATATTATGAGGGGCTCTTCAGGAGCCCCGAATTAAGAGCGCCTTCAGGGCGCTCTACTAAAGACCGCCTCTAAGGGCGGTCTGTTACTGATCCGGCAACCGCCGGATCTTAGCGCCGCGCCTGAAGCGCGGCTTATAGAGGGGTGATCGGTTTGTTCGGCACCCGCTCGTCCTCCAACTGGGACTCGCAACCGGGCAAGTTCGATGTGCTGAATCTGCGGATGCAGTTCGAGAGCACCAGCCGGTACCAGATCCCCGACATCCGGCCGACCGACTTCGTCCCGGCCAACCTCGCGGCGTGGAATATGCCGCGTCATCGCGAATACGCCGCCATTTCGGGCGGCGCTCTGCACTTCTTCCTTGACGATTACCGTTTCGAGAACGCGTGGTCGTCCCCCGAGCGTCTGCTGCCCCGCGTAAAAGAGGTTGGCGCGGCGCTCACTCCCGATTTCAGCATCTGGCGCGATATGCCGCTGGCCGCGCAGATATGGAACGTATTCCGCGCCCGGTGGTGCGGCGCATATTGGCAATCGGAGGGAATCGAAGTCATTCCCACGGCGTGCTGGGGCACGCCTGACACATTCGAGTTCTGTTTCGACGGTATCCCCGCGAATTCCACGGTCGCGATCTCCTCAACCGGCATCCGGGCGAGCAAGGTCGACCAGGAATTGTTCCGCTACGGGATCCGGGAACTGCTCGATCGCACACAACCGCAACTGCTCCTGGCCTACGGCCAGCTTCGGCACTGCGACGACATGGACCTACCGGAGGTGCAGGAATACCCGACCTTCTGGGATAGACGACGAAGGCGGGTAGAGCACGATGGGAGGACGCGGTAGCGCGGGCGGAACCCGCAGCACGTACCGAGGCAACAGCACCGCGCTGTTCAAGGCCCAGCAGGGCGGCGGCACGTCCACCGGCAAAGGTGGAGGGGGCGGCGGCGGTGGTGGTGGTGGAGGTTCCAAGGGCTCCGCAAGCCACAGCACCGGAGGCACCAAGGGTGGCGGTGGCGGCGGAAACGGTGGAGGCGGCGGCGGTGGAGGTAGTCAACTCCCGCCAGAGCCGAAGCCGTGGCCCGATCACCTTCGTCTGAAGGACGACAAGCGCCGCGACACTGATTCGCGGCTGGCTCAGGACATCGAGGCGGTCAATCCCCGGTACGGGGAGCACGACGGCGGTGAGCACACCGACCGTCAGTGGAACGTGAACTGCACCCGCGCAGCGGCTGCTGTGGAGATGAGGGCTCGCGGTTACGACGTGACTGCGATGCCCCGGCCCGCGAACATCAAGGACAACAGCGTCTCGAAGATACGCCAGAACTGGCAGGACGAGAACGGCTTCCCTCCCGAGTGGGAGATGGAGTACCACAACGGAACCAACGAAGAGACACTCGCCAAGCTAAAGGCCGCGATGAAGGCCAGCGGCCCCGAGGGGTCTCGAGGGTTCATCGTCGTCTCCTGGGACACCGGCACGTCCTCGCACATCTTCAACTGGGAGATCCGCAACGGCGAAGTCCAGTGGATCGACGGGCAGCCGAACCAGTTCAACAAGGGCGAGAAGTGGATGACCCGCGTCCAGAAGTACTCCACGATCGACTGGTTCCGCACCGACAACCTCACCCCGCGTGAGTCGCTGGGACAGTGGATCCGCGAGCGCACGTCCGAGGAGATCAACGCACCCAAGCGCGTCGACCTGGTCAAGGAACTCAACCGGCGCGGATACACCACCAACGACCCGGTGCTCCGCGAGGTGTTCACACAGGGCTGGCAGGACGTAAGATCCGGCCGTCCAATCGGACCACCGAACTACTGGACGAAGGAACTGCAGACCATCTACTGGGCAGCCGTCGAATGGTCAAGGAGGCCAGACTGATGATCACGTTCGACCAAGCTCGGGCGATCGTAGCCAGCAACCGGGCCTCCGCGTACCCTGCCGAGGCCGACTTCCAGGTAGCCACCTGGGGCTGGGAGAACAGCCAGTTTTACCAGGTCATCGCAGGCTCGTACGCCGAGGTCTACGGACGCCGCAACGCGGCCGACGAAGAGTTCATCTACGCCGAGGACGGCCCGTTCATAACCGTGAGCAAGTCGACCGGCGAGTACATCGAGACCTGGGGTCTGGATGAAGAGGGTCTTCCCCCGATGCTCGACGGCGCTATGCCCATTGGCGAACCACCTCCCCGGCAATGACCTGGGCGTCCTCGAGACGCCGGTACGACCTTCCCCCGGACTGGGAGACGATACGTCTCTCGGTCCTCCGGGACGCAGACTGGATCTGCGAGCTTCGCATGGAGGACGTGTGCTTGGGCACCGCCTCCGAAGTCGATCACATCAACCGTGGCAACGACCACTCCCGATCCAACCTGCGTGCTGTCTGCCACAGGTGTCACGCAAAGAAATCATCCGCCGAGGGCAACGCCCGCAGGCGGGAACTCAGAGCCCAGAGGAAGCGACCACCAGAACGTCATCCGGGGCGTAACTAGCGGGCCAGGTGCCCGCCTCATGCCCAGGAGGCAACAATGGCTGGCACTCGCGGCCCCATCGGAAAGCGCGACGAAGAGCGGGTCCGACGCAACTTACCCGAAAACCCAACGGAGACAATCACTGTCATCGGCACAGTGCAGATCCCCGAGTTGGGAGATGTGAGCTACGACGGTGAGACGCATCCGCTCATCACCGAGATGTACGAGTCCATCAAGAACTCAGCCGCCGTGAAGTACTACGAGCCGACTGACTGGACCTACGCCAAGCTCACCCTCTACACCCTGAACCAAGAACTGATCGCATCCCGTCAATACGGCAAGCCGATGGGCGCGATGAAGCTGACCGCAATCAACCAGATGCTCTCCGCTCTGCTGCTGACAGAAGGCGATCGCCGCCGCGTCAGGCTCGAGATCGAGCGCCAACCCGGTGACTCTCCCACCGGCAAGGTTCTCGATGTCACCGACGTACTGAAGCAGCGCCTCGCTCAAGCGCAGGCAAACGGAGGCTGATGGTCCCCCGGAGGGGGTTCTGACGCGCTGGCCGCTACCCGGCGCTCCCTCCTCTGGGGTTGACTCCACGAAAGGAACCCAATGTCCGACCTCGGCAAGGCACTGCCAGTAGACGCGTTGTACCTGGTCGACGGCCGGGACTTCCGCTGGGAGTTCGACAACATCGACCCCGTCACCCTCGAGCCGGTCAACTGGCCCGCAGGAACTCTCAACCTCGAGCTTGTCACGGGCGGTGAGCACAACGCGCTGCACCAGGTGTTCGTCACCGGAGCCACGGGCGGTACGTACACGCTGAACCCCGGTGGTTACGGCAGCACCGCGCCGATCGACTACAACGACGTGAGCGAGAACCCGCAGGGTCTCGCGGGTGACATCCAAGACGCCGTGGATGGCGTCCTCGGTGCGAATAAGGCTGTGGTACACCCGGTTTCGCTGTACCCTGCCTGGACACTGAACTTCAACCTAAACGCCAGCAAGCCGCTCTCCGAGCAGTTGGTCAACACGATCAACAAGGCCGCGAACGACTTCTTCGACACGTTCGACCAGCTATTCGGCGTGGACGTGGAGATGACCGTCACCGACTCCCTGAACTTCAAGCTGGTCGTCACCTCGCGCCGCTCGTTCGATGAGGTCGGCGTCATCACCTTCCTAGTCGACGTAACCAGCACGGCGGTCAAGAACTTCTTCAACGCCTTCGCCGGTCTGACCGGAGCGGTCAACACCGTCAACGTGGACTTCTACTGGAACCGGACGTACCAGATCGAGTTCGTCAATTCCCTTGGCCTGAAGCCGATTCCAGCCACCACGGCCAACGCAGCCAGCCTGACGGGCGCTCAGAAGCGCATCGAGACCTCGGTTCTCGAACCCGGCAAGGAGCGGCTCACGGTCTTCCCGTTCACGCTCACCGGATCCAAGGCGTCGATCAAGATCGAGTCCGAAGAGGCCGACAAGTTGTTCCACCGCTGCCTCTGGCAGGTCTACTTCCTCCCCACGGGAGAGCCAAGGGGCGGTGACCCCAAGCAGATCGGGATTGTCTACCGGCAGCCCCGACAGGCGTAGTCCACCTACTGAACGGACGCGGGCGGTTCCGGCCAACGGGTCGGAGCCCCCGCCCCTGACGTGTAGCTCAATCGGCAGAGCACCCGCCTGTTAAGCGGGACGTTCCAGGTTCGAGTCCTGGCATGTCAGCCACTTGACACCCAATCGAAAGGTAACCCCCATGAAGACTGCGATCCTGCGCTGGGTCATCAAGTTCGCGCTGAAGCGAATTGTGAAGGCGCTCTTGAAGAATCCCGACCTGATCCCCGGTGAGGTAGACGACCGCGTCCTGCCGATCCTGGCCAAGTTCCTGGGGGTCTGATGGTTACCCGCGCAAACGTCGAGGCCACCAAGGCATTCATCCGAGCGCGGCTGGGCAACCCCTACGTCTACGGCGGCGCTCTCTCCGAGAACGTCCGACAGGGCACAGACTGCTCCGAGGTCTGGCAGACCGTCCTAGAGATGGTGCATGGCCGCTGGGTCCAGGGCCGTCAGTCAGAGGGCGCTACCACTGAGTCCTACCGCTACATCGATGTCGGCCAGGTCGGCCCGTTCGGGACGATCCGCGTCAACCACTGGCGGGACATCCCGGCCGACGCTGCCGCTCGCATCGCGTTCCACCACGGTCCCGGAGGCGGGGCCAACTCGCACATGTGGGGCGAGCTTGACGGCATGCGGATCGAGTCAGGCGGCTCGAAGGGTCTGGTGACGGGCGACCGCGCTATGGCGGTCGAGTCGAGCTACGCCACGGCGTGGGCCTACCTCCCCGGTCCTATCGGCGGCACAGGCTCTCTGGGCGTCGGTTCCACCGGCCCTGCGGTCATCGCCCTGCAGCACAAGCTCAACGAGCGCGGCGCGGGCCTCGATGTCGACGGCGAGTTCGGTCCTCTTACCGCCTCAGCGGTCACCAGAGCGCAGCAAGAGCTTCATGTAGTCGGTGACCCTCCGGGTGTCGCTGGCGAGGCCACACTGCGTGCTCTGGGCTTGCTAGGCGCAGACGGTGCCATCCCGGCTCAGCCCAACGTGCTGGCCGCGGAGTACCTCGCGGAAGCGACCGGCGTCAGTGTCCAGAAGGCACAGCAGATGCTCCCGACGATGCGTGACGGTCTCAAGCAGGCCGACGCGACCAACGTCAACCGAATCGCGATGTTCTACGCCCAGACGGGCCATGAGTCAGCGAACTTCAACGCCACCGAGGAATACGCCTCGGGTGCCGCGTACGAGGGCCGAGCAGATCTCGGCAACAACTACCCCGGCGACGGCGTGCGGTTCAAGGGCCGGACATGGATCCAGATCACGGGTCGACACAACTACGGCGAGTTCAGCAAGTGGGCGCACTGGAAGGGGCTGGTCCCCTCCCCCTCCTACTTCCTCGACCACCCGCAGGAGTTGTCCGACCTGAAGTGGGCAGGCATCGGTGCCGCCTGGTACTGGACCGTCCAGCGACCGGACATCAACGCGCTGAGCGACAGACGCGATCTCGACACGGTGACGCGCCGAATTAACGGCGGTCTCAACGGGATTGACGAACGACGCACTCGATACAACCGAGCACTGGCGATGGGCGACAAGCTCCTCACCGTGTTCGCATCCAACGAACCACAAGACGAATGGGACGCACTTATGGCAGACCAGACCAGATACCCCTCGCGGGCCTGGTACCGGAGCGACGACGTTCCGGCACACACACCGCTCGACCTCCTTCGCAACATCGACGGCATGAAGTGGGACGAACGCGTCACACAGGCCGCTTTCCGTGGCGAGGTGTGGGCGATCGAAGCCATCGCGAAGGTCGCGAAAGGCGAAGGCCCAGAGAAGAGCCCGGCAGCCATCGAGGAATCGAAGAACCTCGTACGTCAACTCAAAGCGGCGCTCGCCGCACAGATCGGAGCATCCCAGTGAGCAAGATCCGCCAGTACTTCTACCTCGGCTCGACGGCAGTCGCCGGTCTGCTTCCCCTGCTGATCGCCCTCGGGGCGCTCGGCTCGGACAAGGCCGACGCGGTCAACCAGATCCTCCTGCAGGTCGGCTCCCTCATCGGTGCCGGTGCCGCAGGCACGGCCGGTGTGATCGTCGCCAAGCAGCGCAAGGACGGCACCATCGACGCCGCTCCGGTCACCCCGCTTGACCAGGTCATCACCAACATCCCCGTGGTCGTGGCGCAGGCCGCGCAGGCCAACGCGGACCTCGAGCGTCTTCGCACAGCAGCGACCGACGTGGTTGGCGACATCCCCCTGTTCGGCAAGGAAGCCGCAGCGGCGATCGACGCTCTGCCGCACTTCTGAGCGTGATACTCAAGAAGGGCTCTAGCGGAGCCCTGGTGGGCCTCTGGACAGAGGTGATGCTGGACAGGTTCAAGGGCTATGCCCTTGGCCTGAACGGCAAGCCGCTGGTCAACGACAAGTACTTCGGCCTCGATGAGGAGAAGGTCCAGAAGGAATACCAGATCCGCACGGGCCAGTACCCGAGCGGCGAGGTGTCCGAGGAAGACCTCATCAGGCTCCGCATCATTCCCGTGCTGTTCACCGTCCACGGAACCGGCATGGCCGACCCGCTCGGCCCCGGCTACCCGGCAGACCTCGCGAGAGCCTGTCTGGACCTGGTGAAGTGGCAGCCGATCGGCAACTACCCGGCTCAGCCGTTCCCGATGTGGTCATCGATCCTGAAGGGAGTCAAGGAGCTTAAGTTCCAGATCGAGGACTACGAGCGGCGCTACCCCGGTTACCGCAAGGCGTTGGCTGGCTACAGCCAGGGTGCGGTCGTCACCGCGCTCTACTTCATGCTGTACGTGTTCCCCGAGAACGGCGAGCACCACTACATGCTCAAGCGCGGCGACTTCCTGATCTCCATCACCTGGGGACCGCCGATGCGGGAGAAGGGCGTAGCCAACGGCAACAAGCGGGCCGGATGGCACATCTCTGACGGCCGAGGCATCCTCAAGGGCCGGATGGTCAACACCCCAGACTGGTGGCTCGACTACGTCCACTGCATGGGATCGCCCGAGGGACAAGACCTTTACGGCGACGTACCGGACGACAAGACCGGCGAGAACGAGACCGCGATCTGCGACTTCGTCATGTCCGAGAAGTGGTACTCCGGTCCCCTGGCCATCGCCAAGCGGCTCTTCAAGACGGGCACCAACCTCCTCACCGAGGCTGACGACCTGGTCAAGGCCGTGCTGCAGGCAGGGATGTTCTTCGGACACGGTCTGACCCCGCACAACATCTACGACATCGGGCCTGCGATCTCCGAACTGCGGAGAGCCGTGACCCGAACTTGACACACAATTGAAAGGAGGCGGGGTGAGCCTCAACAACAAAGTGGAGCTTGCCCCGTCCCCTCCGCACATAGTCGGCCCTTCGTGGGTACGTACGGTCACAGGCGAATGGCACCTACCCGAGAAGACCTTGGGCTGGGGTGTCCTCGCGTGGATGGCGGAATACGTCAATACCCCAGGTGGGCACGACGATCCGAACCGTCTACGCATGCTCATCGAGATGTCCGAAATGGGCATCGCGGTCAACGAGCTTATGTTCCTGCCCACCGACGAACAGGTTCGCCTGGTCCTCTGGTGGTACGCAGTGGACGACCGAGGCCAGTACGTGTACCGAGAGGGCGTCATCCGACGCCTGAAGGGCTGGGGCAAAGACCCATTCTCCGCTGCGCTCGCGCTGGCGGAACTCTGTGGGCCAGTAGCCTTTTCACATTTTGACGCTGACGGCAACCCCGTCGGCAAACGGCGCAACGCACCGTGGATCACGATCGCGGCAGTCTCCCAGGATCAGACGAAGAACACCTTCTCCCTGTTCCCGGTGATGATCTCGAAGAAGCTCAAGACCGAGTACAACCTCGATGTCAACCGCTTCATCATCTACTCAGATGGCGGCGCGGGCCGCATCGAGGCAGCGACCTCGAGCCCCGCTTCGATGGAGGGCAACCGCCCAACCTTCGTGATCCAGAACGAAACCCAGTGGTGGGGCCAGGGCCCAGACGGCAAGGTCAACGACGGCCACGCGATGGCATCAGTCATCGAAGGCAACATGACCAAGGTCGAGGGTGCCCGAACCCTGTCCATCTGCAACGCACACATTCCCGGTACCGAAACGGTGGCCGAGAAGGCGTACGTCGAATATCAGGATGTTCTGTCCGGTAAGTCAGTCGACACCGGGGCCATGTACGACGCTCTCGAAGCGCCTGCAGACACCCCGATCTCCGAGATCCCCTCGCAGAAGGAGGATCCGGTCGGATTCGAAGAAGGCATCGCCAAGCTCCGGGAGGGCTTGCTGATCGCCCGAGGCGACTCCACCTGGCTGCCCATTGACGACATCATCAAGTCGATTCTGTCGACCAAGAACGTGATCACGGAGTCACGGCGCAAATTCCTCAACCAGGTAAACGCGTCCGAGGACTCCTGGCTTTCGCCACAAGAGTGGGACCGAGTCGCACTGGTAGATCCAGTGTTCAAGCTCGAGCCCAAGCAGAAGATCACCCTCGGTTTCGACGGTTCTAAGTCCAATGACTGGACGGCCCTGGTGGCCTGTCGAGTGGACGACGGGATGTTGTTCGTACTGAACATCTGGAACCCGGAGAAGTACGGAGGCGAAGTACCGCGTGAAGACGTGGACGCCGCTGTCCACTCCGCGTTCGCCAGATATGACGTTGTCGCTTTCCGCGCCGACGTGAAGGAATTCGAAGCATACGTCGACCAGTGGGGTCGGGCTTACAAGAAGAAGCTCAAGGTCAACGCCTCTCCGAACAACCCGGTCGCATTTGACATGCGTGGGCAGCAGAAGAGGTTCGCGTTCGACTGTGAGCGCCTTGAGGACGCAGTCCTCGAGCGTGAGGTGACACATGACGGCAATCCCGTTCTGCGCCAACACGTTCTGAACGCCAAACGACATCCAACCACTTACGACGCCATTTCGATTCGCAAGGTCACCAAGGACAGCAGCAAAAAGATCGACGCTGCCGTCTGCGCGGTCCTCGCGTTCGGGGCGAGACAGGACTACCTCATGAGCAAGAAGGCCCGTACGGGTCGGGTGGCGGTCGTTCGATGACCGCCCCAATGCCCGGTGAAGAGGAGATTGCCGACCCGGCTGCGGCGCGAGACGAGATGGTCTCCAAGTTCGAGGACGCAGGCAAGAACCTCAAGACCAACACCAGCTACTACGAAGCCGAGCGACGGCCAGAGGCCATCGGCGTCACCGTTCCACAGCAGATGCAGAAGCTGTTGGCCCACGTCGGATACCCCCGGCTCTACGTCGACTCCGTTGCGGAGCGCCAGGCCGTGGAGGGATTCCGGCTGGCCGAGCAGGAAGAGCCAGACGAGACCCTGTGGCAGTGGTGGCAGGCCAACGACCTCGACATCGAGGCACCGCTGGGCTACACCGACGCCTACGTTCACGGCCGGTCCTACATCACGCTGAGCAAGCCAGACCCCAAGATCGACCTCGGGTGGGATCCCAACACCCCGATCATCCGGGTCGAGCCGCCCACCCGCATGCACGCCACGATCGATCCCCGCATCGGCAAGGTCTCACGGGCCATCCGAGTCGCCTACGACGAGGCGGGCAACGAGATCCAGGCAGCCACCCTGTACACGCTGAACGACACGTTCGGCTGGTTCAAGGCAGACGGCGAGTGGCAGGAGTGGTTCAACGTCAAGCACGGCCTCGGCGTCGTGCCGGTCGTCCCGCTACCGAACCGCACCCGGCTCTCGGATCTGTACGGCACATCGGAGATCACCCCCGAGCTTCGGTCGATGACCGACGCTGCCGCCCGGACGCTGATGCTCATGCAGGCCACGGCCGAGTTGATGGGTGTCCCACAGCGAATCATGTTCGGCATCAAGCCGGAAGAGATCGGCGTGGACCCCGAGACCGGCGCGATGCTGTTCGACGCGTACATGGCACGCATCCTCGGTTTCGAGGACGCAGAGGGCAAGATCGCCCAGTTCTCGGCAGCCGAGTTGGCCAACTTCACCAACGCGCTGGATCAGATCGCCAAGCAGGTCGCTGCGTACACGGGATTGCCTCCCCAGTACCTGAGCACCGCTGCGGACAATCCGGCCTCTGCTGAGGCAATCAGAGCCGCTGAGTCGCGTCTCATCAAGAAGGTCGAGCGTAAGAACCTGATCTTCGGTGGGGCGTGGGAAGAGGCGATGAGGATCGCCTGGCGAATCATGAAGGGCGGCGACGTTCCGCCGAACATGCTCCGCATGGAGACGATCTGGCGCGACCCGTCGACTCCGACATACGCGGCCAAGGCCGACGCGGCTGTGAAGCTGTACGGCGCTGGTGCCGGTGTCATCCCGCGTGAGCGGGCTCGCATCGACATGGGCTACTCCGTTGCAGAGCGCACTGAGATGCGCCGCTGGGACGAAGAAGAGCAGAGCATGGGCCTGGGCCTGATCGGCACGATGGTCGACCAGGATCCCACCGTCCAGGGCTCCCCCACCCCCAAGGCCGCTCCGAAGCCCGAAACGCCACCGACAGGTGGTGACGCCGCCAAGTGACCCCAGAGGAATACGCAGCCCAACAGGCTGTGATCACTGCGGGCCTCACGGCGTACGTCCAGAAGTTCGGACGCCTGTTCACCGGACCAGCACTAAGCATCGCTGACTGGCTCGGCCTGTTGCAATTCCTGTTCCCCGAGGTCCAACGGCGGTACTCCGAGAGTGCCGCCTTGGGCCGAAGGTTGTACGACGCACAGCGCGAACTCCACCACCCCGGACTCCCCCGCAACGAGAGGTTGCTCAGCGAGGAGCAGTGGAAGTGGTTCGTCCAGAACATGGAGCCAGCCCGAAAGGGCATGTCCCAGAGCAACTCCCCGCAGATCGCGGTGAATCGCCTGGCGATGACGGCAGTTCGGGAAGTCGAGATGGCTGGACGCCGACAGATCATCGGCGCGGTCAAGAGCGAGCCGCAAGTCCTACAGGGCTGGGCTCGAGTGGCCACGGGGCGCGAAACATGCGCCTGGTGTCTGATGCTCATCTCCCGAGGAGCGGACCTAAACCACAAGGGCAACTTCGCGTACAGCGAAGCTCGCACGGCTGGGGTCAACCTCGATGACGAGACGATGCTCGACCTCTGGAAAGAGGCCGGTCAGGATCTCGAGGCGTTCCGCGAAGCGATCGATGACCACCTCGAAGAGTGGCACACAGGCTGTGACTGCATCGCAGTCCCGGTGTTCGACATCCAGAACTGGCCTGGCCGCGATGCGGCCCTTGAGGCGAATCGGCTCTGGATAGACGCAGGCAAGGAAGCGTCCCGGCTCATCGAGTCGGGCGAGGCCCGCACCAAGAACACGAACAAGGAGACGCTCAACGCGCTCCGTCGACGCCTCAGTAGAGGCGAAATCACCATCCCCTCATACGCATTCGCTGCGTAGTCACCGAACCCCAGGTGGGTTCACAAATAGCCCAGGAGGCGAAAAGTTATGTCCGACACTGCAACCCCCGAAGTTACCCCTGTCGAGTCGACTCCGGTCGACAAGCCGCTGGAGAAAGACCCGAAGGTCTTCGATGAGGCTTACGTCAAGGAGCTTCGCCAGGAAGCCGCCGCAGCGCGGCACGCCAAGAAGGATGCAGTCGACGCGGCTGTCAAGGAACTCAACGAGAAGCACCAGGCTGAACTCGCTGAGCGCGACACCCGCTTCACCGAATTGGAGAACGAGCTTGGCAAGGCGTGGATCGAGCTTCAGAAGCTCTACACCACGATCGACGCCAAGGTACCCAGCGAGAAGGTCCGCCAGTTCACGGCGATCCTGCAGGGCACTGATGCCGACAGCATCGGGGAATCGGCCAAGTCCAACCTCGAACTGATCGGCGGATTCGAAACGCGTTCTCCTGCATTCGATCCCACCCAGGGCTTCGGTGGCAAGCCGAAAGACATGCCGCTCAACGGAGACCCGATTCTCGACGCCATCAACAAGATCGTCGGGATTTCCTAACCCCCCTCCCCACAACAAGGAGTAAGTAAATGGCCAATTTCCCGGTCAATGACAGCAAGATCGCCCAGACCGGCGATTCGATGTTCGCGGGCTACCTCACCCCCGAGCAGGCGAAGGACTACTTCGCTCAGGCTGAGAAGACCTCGATCATCCAGCGCATCGCCCAGAAGATCCCGATGGGCGCGACCGGCGTGAAGATCCCGCACTGGACCGGCAACGTGTCGGCGCAGTGGCTGGGTGAGGGCGACATGAAGCCGATCACCAAGGGTGACCTGACTTCGCAGGTCGTGGCCCCCCACAAGATCGCGACGATCTTCGTGGCCTCGGCGGAAACCGTCCGTGCCAACCCGGCCAACTACCTCGGCACCATGCGTACCAAGGTGGCCACGGCCATCGCGCTGGCGTTCGACAACGCGGTCCTGCACGGCACGAACACCCCGTTCGGTGCGTTCATCGACCAGACCACCAAGTCGGTCTCGCTGGCCGATCCGGGCGGCGCGGGCGTGTCCAACCTCAACGCGTACGACGCGCTGGGTGTGAACGGCCTGAACCTGCTGCTTGCCGCTGGCAAGAAGTGGGGCGCTACCCTGCTGGACGATCTGGCAGAGCCGATCCTCAACGGTGCGAAGGATGGCGCTGGCCGTCCGCTGTTCATCGAGACCCCCTACGAGGGGCTCGTCAACCCGTACCGCGAGGGCCGCATCCTCAGCCGTCCGACGATCCTGAGCGACCACGTCGCCACCGGGACCACGATCGGCTACATGGGCGACTTCGACCAGATCCTCTGGGGTCAGGTCGGCGGGCTGTCCTTCGACGTGACCGACCAGGCCACGCTGAACCTGGGCACCTTCGCCACGCCGAACTTCGTGTCGCTGTGGCAGCACAACCTCGTCGCAGTCCGCGTCGAGGCTGAGTTCGGTGTCCTCGTCAACGACAAGGACGCGTTCGTCAAGCTGACCAACGTCGTTACCCCATAGTTCGAACTTGACACCCAATGGAGTGGGGTCGGCCTTCGGGTCGGCCCCCTCCGGGTGTCTCGCCCAACCAAACACAGACTTCTAGGAGAACAAATGGCAGCCGTTGGCAACTACGAAATCCTAACCGGCACAGTGAACGTGCCCGCCGAAGGCGAGGTCGTCATCGCAGCGCCTGCGGGCAAGAAGGTGTTGTCGATTTACACCCCGAACGCGACAGTCCTCCGCACGTACCCGAACGCCGATGGGTCCGCTGCAGTGCTCAAGAACCCCAACTTCTCGAACTACAACGGGATCCAGTACGTCGTCATCACAGCGGAGATGGGCTGATGTTCATCCGTTCCGCACTGAACGGTGGGCTATGCGAGGTGGACGAAGAGTTCGCCGAGAAGCTCATCGCGAGCGGCCAGTGGGTCGCTGACGGCGACACCCCGGCTGCCGAAGAGGCACCCAAGAAGAGGACTCGCCGCACCAAGGCCCAGATCGAGGCCGACAACGCTGCCGCAGCAGCAGAAGCTGACAAGACCGAGGAGTAAACCGTGTCCTACGCGACCGCTGAAGACGTAGTCGAGTTGTGGGCCAAAGAGCCCGAACCCGAAGTGATGGCGCTGATTACGCGACGGCTCGCGCAGGTCGAGCGGATGATCCGGCGTCGGATCACCGGCCTTGACGCCAAGGTCACGGCCTCCCCCACGTTCAAGCAAGACCTGATCGACATCGAAGCCGATGCGGTCCTCCGACTGGTCCGTAACCCCGAGGGTTACATGTCGGAGACTGACGGCGCTTACACCTACCAGCTTTCCACCGACCTGCAGACCGGCAAGCTGACGATCACCGACGACGAGTGGGAGATCCTCGGCGTCAACTCGCTGAGGCGATCGTTCGTCATCGAACCGAACTTGGTGATGCCGACATGAGCGCGGTCGGTGACGGCGATCAGTGGCAGCCAAAGGCTCCCTATCCCGACGACTTCGAAGGGGCGGTTAAGCCGCCCGAGGTCACCACGTACGGATGCGACCACCAAGCTGATCCCCCGGTCTGTACCTGCGTCCACGACTGGCGCATCGAGTGGGGCAACGTCCCGCAGCGAGCCACCCGAGTCCGAACGGCGACAGTGATATGAGCCTCCTCGACACCGGAGCCCGGTACCAGCCGTGCATCGTCTACCCCGAGGTGCTCGTCATCGACGGCGACGGCAACAAGCGAACCAAGCCCTCCACCACCGGCATCCCGGCCATCGCCCGGTTCCAGGTGGCCAACCAGTCAGGCACGTCCGCACGACGTGCTGAGCAGGACAACGAGGGCTACGAGACCGAGAAGGTCTACCGGATGCGGTTCCCCCGCAGCTTCACCAAGGAGCACGGGGTGCTGGGCGCTCAGTCCGAGATCGAGTGGAAGGGCAGGCGGTGGGCTCTCTTCGGAGACGCCACCGAGTACGACTCGTCCCCCTCGCTGGCCCGCGTCGACTACACGATCAAGAGGTACTGATGGCCAAGGTCTATGCCAACGCCAACGAAGCTGCCGCCAGGCACCGAGAGACGAAGCGCACCGTTCGCCGCGTGAACCGCGACGTAGAGGGACGGGCCAGGGCCAACCTGGCCGGGGCCAACAAGACGACCCGCGTCACTCCCACCGGTTACTTCCCGGCCTACATCGACTCCTCCGAGCACGACGTGGACTGCTTCACGACACTGCACGCCCCCAACGCGATGGCCCTCGAGTTCGGCCACGCCCCATCGGGTGTGTTCGAGGGCACAGACACCAAACCGCCTGACCCCGAATACATCCTGACCCGTGCCGCCTATGGCGGGCACACCATGTAAGGAGGCCGCATGGCGCGAATGCCTCGCGTCCAGAAGGTGGTGGCCCCCCTACTCCGGGCGGCTCCCTCGTTGGATGGAGTCGAGGTCACCACATGGGTTCCTGACGTGGACTACCGGGAATTCCCGATGATCAACGTGCGCCGCATCGGCGGCACCAGGAATCCGAAGTTGCCGCTGCTTCACACGAAGCCGGTGATCGAAATGTCGGCGTACTCAACCGAAGGGCTCCTCGAGTGCGAGGAGCTTTACGAGGACGCCCTCGAGGTGCTGTACGAAGCGGTGGAACACCAGATCCAAACTCCCGCAGGGTATTTGACGTCCATCTTCGAGACGATGGGCGCCACCCAGTTCAGTTCCCTCTACCAGGACTCCTGGCGCATCCAGGGTCTTATCAGGCTCGGCGTGCGTCGACCGAGAACCAACTAACCGAAAGGTAAGCCACACATGGCACTTGATGACGATGCAGTCTTGACCGCTGCAGTCGGTTACGTGTACACCGCCCCTCCGGGCACCGCCGCGCCGACCGCCGCTCAACTCAAGACGATCAACCTGACCGACACCAGCACCTGGGGCACCGGCCTCACCGTCTGGGACAACGCAGGCCACACCAGCCGGGGCACCCTGCCCGAGTTCGGCTTCGAAGGCGGCGACTCCGAGGTCAAGGGCTCTTGGCAGAAGAAGAAGCTCCGCGAGATCAACTCCGAGGATCCGATCGACTTCGTCACGATCCTGCTGCACCAGTTCGATGAGGACTCGCTGTCGCTGTACTACGGCCCCAACGGTTCCACCGTCGAGGGTGAGTTCGGCGTCGATCCCAGCCAGACCAACGAGAAGGCTGTCTTCGTCGTGATCGTGGACGGCGACTTCCGCCTCGGACATCACGCGTGGAAGTCGAGCGTCAAGCGCGACGACGCGATCGATCTGCCGATCGATGACCTGGCCGCTCTGCCGGTTCGGTTCACCTACCTCGACTACCAGGACAAGCTCCCGTTCAAGTGGATCAACGAAGACCTCTTCAACGTGGACACGACTCCGTAGTTCGAACTTGACACCCATTCGGGTGTCTACCCCGGAGGGGGAGGTTTCCTTGGCGGGCCTGCCTCCCCCTCCACCCGCCACTTTCCGTAAGCCCGCCGACACGAAAGGTCCGCTATGTCAAACGTATTCACCCTCGACTCGCTCCGCGAAGAGACCATCAAGCGTTACGCGCCCACCAAGATCGAACTGTCGGACGGCAGCCAGGTCGAGTTGAAGAGCGTGCTGAAGCTGAAGAAGCCCGCCCGCGAGGCGGTCCAGGCTGCGCTCAAGGAGATCGACAACATCGATGAGCTTGTAGACGAGGACGACGAGGATTCGGACGCCGAGGTCTCCGAGATCGTCTGCGAGGCAGTCGCAAAGATCATCCGGCTCATCAGCGGCCCCAGCGCATCCCGCAAGCTGATCGCAGAACTCGAGCACGACGACCCACAGGTCAAGGCCAGCCTGCACACCGCTGTGCTGACCAAGTGGATCGGTGAGACGCAACTGGGGGAAGCCGAGTCCTCGCCAGCCTGATCGACAAGCATGGCGAGGCGATCCTCAGCGATCTGCTCCATCACTACCAGCTTGACCTCCGACTCCTGTGGTCGGAGGAGGCTCCGCTCTCGCCCCGCTACGTCCTGGCTCTGATCATGCAGCTACCGACCGATGGCGCGTTCTACGCGTCTCGGCGGGGTGGCATTCAGTTCCGGGGCTGGGATGCAGACAGGTATGCGCTTGTCGCCGCAGTCAACGCGCTGCGTGCCAACAACCACATCCTCACGGTCGTCAACCGCGACCCGGCGAAGCCGAAACCCAAGCCACCGGAGCCGTTCCCGACTCCCGATTCAGACAAATCCAATGCGCCGAAACCCGGTTCGTTCGCTCACATGATCGTGGCCGCGAAGAGGGCGCATCGACTTAGGAAGGAGCGAGAGTTGAATGGCTAAGAAGGCCGGTATGGCTACCGGTGTTGAGGTAGCCCAGATCTCGGTGAAGGTCTCCCCGAACTCGAAGGAGTTCCGGCGCGAGCTACAGCGTGACCTCGACGCGATCGAAGAGTCGGTCAGAGCCAAGATCCAGGTCGAGCCCGACATGGGCAACTTCCGCAAGGAGGTCAAGGCCAAGACCGCTGGCATGAGCGCCAAGGTCGAGGTCGAAGCCGATGTCGACAAGAGCATGTTCCAGCGGATGCGTGAGCAGTTCGCGAAGATCTCGGACAAGATTCCCTTCCCGTCGTTCGGCTCGGGCATCAACCCGGCCGGTTACGCGGTCATCATCGCTGCCATCGGGGCTCTGTCTCCGTTGATCGTCGGCCTGCTGGGAGCCCTCACCACGGGGCTCCTGGCACTGCCGGGGTTGATCGCTGGCATCGCGATCCCCATAGGCGCTCTGGCGCTCGGCATGGACGGCCTGAAGAAGGCCGCTGGGCTCCTCAAGGAGCCGTTCGATGCGCTGAAGAAGACCATGTCGGAGAAGGTCGAAGAGCAGTTCACCCCGGTGTTCGAGAAGCTCCGAGACATCTTCCCGTCGCTCAAGTCGACGCTGCCGTTCGTCACGCAGGGCTTGGCCAACATCGCACAGTCGATCGCTGCCGTGCTCACCTCACCGGAGAACCTGGCCAAGTTCGAAGGCACTGTCCGCAACATCGCGGCGGGCCTCGACGCGGCGGCTCCCGGCATCGGTTCGTTCACGCAGGGCATCCTCGATCTGATCGCGGCCTTCTCTGAGAAGTTCCCCGACATCGGAAAGTGGTTCAGCGACACCGGAGCTTCGTTCTCGAAGTGGATCACCGACTTCACCACCAAGGGTCCAGACGGCATGTCGAAGTTCGACCATGCCCTCGACGGCCTGGGCTTCACGCTCAAGGAACTTGGCGGCGGTCTGGTCGACATCGCCGGTAAGGCGCTGGACTTCTTCTCCGACCCGGAGAAGGTCAAGTCGTTCAAGGCAGAACTGCAGGGCGTAGTCGATCTCGTACTGAAGATCACCGACGCGCTCACATGGGCTGCTGACGCGATGAACAAGATCGGCGTGTTCAACGGCGAAGGCAACGCGGGCGACCTGATGCCCGCCCCGATCCAGTGGCTTGTCGACGGCGTCCAGGGCATCGACTTCTCAGGCATCTGGGAGAGCATCAAGAGCGGTGCGGCTTCGGCCTGGCAGGCCATTCAGCAGACGTTCGCTCCGGTCGTAGGGTTCTTCTCGGCCATCTTCACCCCGATCGCTCAGATCGCCACTCCCATCTGGGGTGTGATCTCTGCGGCTGCTACGCAGGCGTGGAACATCATCTCGGCGCTCTGGGGCGGCGCAGCAGCCTTCCTGGGCGGTATTTTCTCCGGCCTAGCCGGTCCTGCCAGCACAGCGTGGAACGCCGTCTCAGCAGCCGCTCAGGCCGCGTGGGGCGTCGTGCAAGCGGCGTGGGGTGCGTTCTCCGGGTGGTTCGCCGGGATCTGGAATCAGGTCAGCGGAATCGTCCAGGGCGTATGGAACACGGTCGTCTCGATCATCCAGGGCGCAGCCAACCAAGTCATCAACGTCATCAACACGATGGGGTCGAACATCGTTTCGGCCATCACCAGCATCGACCTGGCCTCGGCCGGTCGAGCGTTGATCGAGAAGTTCATCGGCGGCATCAAGTCGATGGCCGGTGCGGTGAAGGACGCGGTTGGGTCTGTCGTCGGCGGCGTGCTGAACATGATCCCCCACTCCCCCGCGAAGGAGGGTCCGCTCTCCGGGCAGGGCTGGGTATCGATCTTCACAGGCGGTCAGGCGCTGGGCGACCAGTTCGGCGCGGGCCTCGAGAACGGGTTGCAGAACACGCTCGAGATGGCCAAGGACATGGCCGATCAGATCAAGCAGGCGATGGACGCTGGCACCGACCAGACGGGCGCTCTTGCTGGCATCGACACCAAGGACTTGAAGAAGTCGATGGATGTCATCGAGCAGGAGAAGAAGCGGCTGAAGCTGGAGAAGAACGCGCTGCCTGAATCCGACAAGGAAGGGCGGAAGGCACTCCAGAACCAGATCGATCAGTTGCAGGCGCAGAAGGACATCCTGTCCTACCAGAAGGACCGGCTGAAGAACGAGGAAGCGTACGGCGATGCGGCGGGCGATGACCCGCTCGTCAAGGCCGCAGCGGACCTCATGAACGCACCGGTTGATTTCGCGAAAGCGACTGGGAAGCAGTTCCTCTCGGACCTGGGCATCTCGGGCAACGGCTTGGTCTCCAAGCTCCTCACCGAGGGCACGAAGTACATCTTCCAGATCGGTTCGGTCGATGAGGCCATGAGCATCAAGGAGCGCCAGGAGCGCACCGACGCGATGACTGTCACTGGCCCATCTCGCTGACTTGACACCCAAATAGGAGGCACAGATTGATCACCGACACCGTCGTGGAACTACGCGGTGTCAACGGTGAATGGTTCAACTTGACGACCGGTGACCAGGGCGTGTACCTGGCCACAGACGTGGAGGGTTGTTTCTACGACCCTCCCGTCAAGGTCGTTGTTGAAGAGCCGGGCAACTACCCCGGCGCTCGCTACCTCAACCACAGGATCCTCAAGCGCGACATCGTGTTTGGGGTCCAGGTGCTCAACGACGCCAAGATCGGCCCCCGGTCCTGGCTGTCGCGTGACTCCGAGTGGCGCAAGGCATGGGCATTCAACCGTGACGCCAAGCTCTACGTCACAACCCCCGACTCCGGTACTCGCTACCTGCATGTGCGGCTCTTCGAGAGCCCCAAGGTGGAGATGAAGACCGACCCCCGAGGCAAGTCCATCAACCTGACGGTGATGTCGTGCATCGCGTACGACCCGTTCTGGTACGAGGACGACCGGGTGTTCTCCGCTAAGACGAAGACAGACACCAGGTTCGAGCCGACGTTCTGGCCTGGCGGCATCTGGCCGTGGCAGGAACTGCCCAAGGAGACCTTGAAGATCAAGGTCGGCCGGGAACAAGGCGGGCTCAACCCCACCGACCAGTACATCGCACCCAAGTGGGCTGTGCCCGGTGCGATCGACCCGATCCCCAACTTCAACATGGAGTTGCTCGGTGTCCAGATCGACATCGACATCCCGTGGGAGACGGCACCGTTCACCCAGTTCGTGGTCCCGGACTACTCGTTCGAGGATCCCGACAAGTTCGACCGGCGCGTCAAGACGCCGGGGCTGATCTACGGCGAGAACTGCATCATCGACACCGACAGGCGCGAAGAGCAGATCTCCTCAGAGTCAGGCTCCCCTGTCTGGGCTCGCATGAACGGGGTCCGCTTCAAGAACATGATCCCGCCCTACACCGAAGAGCGAGAGTTCGTCATAGACGCAACGGGATGCGCTCCGGGGCAAGTAGTCAGCCTGCGGCTCCCAAGGCCGTGGTCGCGCTGCTGGGGTCTCGAATGAGTTGGGTTCTCCGGGTTCTCGGCTTCCCCGTCGCCTCAGTCGACTGGGAGGGCGAGGAGCCCGAGTACGAGGACGTGATCGAGGAGATCACCGGAGGCACAACGCACAACTTCGAAATCGCTGCCAACGACCAGACCGCCGAGATCCAGGGCGAGCCGTGGGACGAGTGGGAGTACGACGACAGATCCGACTTCGGCTTTAGGAGGCCATGATGAGTGGCCTTGCATCGGTCCAAGACGGCATCGACCTCTGGGAGAAGATCCAACTTCGCCGCTGCAAGCTCGAACAGGCTCGACTGGCCGACCCGGACGTAGAACTCCGGGACGGCGACTTCCGCCTCCGTGGCATGGTCGCAGGCCAGCGAGTCCTCGAGTGGGAGTTCATCGAGAACGAGACCGGCGTCTGCACCCTGCACATGCCCCTCGATCATTACCTGTCCAAATGGGCGATGAATCACCGGGGTCGAGCAAAGCGAAATGTAATTATCAACATCGAGAAGCAAGGGTCTCGATGGACCGGGATGATGGATCATTACCGGGTCGTGAAGAACGATTCCGGGGACCAGTATCTCGAGATAATCTTTTTGCACGATTTTGAGCAGACCAAGCATATCCGCGTCTGGTGTAACCCATTCCTACGCCCTGAGCTGCAGTTTCCCAAGGTCTGGATCATTTTTGGTCCGGCCAAGTGGTGTTTGCTGGTAACCCTCTTCGTCAATCTGCTTCGCCTGGAAACGTCATTGTGGACATTGCCAGACGACCCCACAGATATAAACGAATGGATGGGTCCGAGTTTCAACCCAGCAAACTGGCGGAACATTGTAAAGCCATTCCCGTTCCTGGCTGACAACAGCCCGGTGACGATGGTGTTCTCGCGCTTCGGCACGTTCTACGACACCGCCAAGCAGATCCTCAACGACCATCAGTTGACGCTGACGTGTCGCCGGTACATCAAGGACCGCGACCCGCACCCGTTCGAAGATCTCAAGGGCATCTGGGGACTCGACCCTGTCGAGGATCTCCTGCAGTTGATCCCGCTCCGGGACGGCTGCGTCGTCTGGGACATCGAGGACAACAGTGGCTGGGGCACCGAAACTGCCTTCGGCGGTTCATGGTTGACCGGATTCGTCCGGGCGATCGTGACGCTGGCCAGCGATGGCCAGGTCGAGGGAGTCGACGTGTTCTCCGGGGACTACACGTACCCCGGCGAGTACTACAACCCGCTGTTCCTGGGCACCAGCCCGCGTGCTCCGCACGTCGTGCTCGAAGAGGGACCACTCACCGGGATCAAGTCGTCGGAGTTCTCGTACTACGAGGCCACCGACACATCCTTCCTGGCAGGAGGGTCCAGTGCTCCGGGCATCAACGAGGGAATTGGGGCTCTGATAAACATCGGAGGCGACCTCCTGACCTCGTTCATCAACACCGCCATCGCATCTATCCCGGCCGTAGCCGCCGTGGGCGGCGCGATCGACCTTCCCCCTCTGGGTGGTCTGATCAACAGCGTCCTCGAGCCGGTCTACACCGACACGATCGGTGCGTTCATGGAGGTGCCGACGCTGCGTGCGGCGGGGCTCAAGCTGCCCATCGCGGGACTCGAAGACATCGTCACCGGCCTCGGTGATTTCCACTACTTCGAGAACATGGCCGAGGGTCAGATCAAGGCGTTCTCCCTGAGCGCCTTCGCTGCCATCGCCGCCGAGATCCACAAGACCAGGGCCAGGACGGCCCATGAGATTGAGGTCTCAGATGCCGCACCGTACATCTTCGCGCCAAAGCCCTTCGGGCACGCGTGGATTGGTGACCGTGTCGGCACGTCGGTCCTCGGCTACCCGGTCGAAGACCAGTTGTTCGTGGAGCGCGTCAAGCGCATCAAGTTCCGCATCGGCAAGGACGGCTTCGAGCCGCTGAAGATCGGGATCGGATACCGCGAACCGAAGAATCCAGCCCTCGCGTTCCTCGAAGAGATCAAGCGTGTCAACGGTGGTCTCTCGCTCGCGGGGATTCTCTAACGACGTGATCACGTAATCACGTCATGACGTAACCGAAAGGCACCGCCATGTCCATACCGTCTCAAGAGTCGCACGACCCGAATGACCCACGGCAGCATGCCATCTGGGCTCTCCGCAACCTCCCGATGGTTGCCGGTGTCGGAGCGATCACCCATCCGGCCTACCTGGCCGACTGGTCTGAGCGGATATGGCAGGCGGGCTTTCGGCACGTCGACTGGCTGAAGGGGCTGGCTGATGAGGACGGCAACATCCACGTCAGTCAGCTTCCCCAGCAGGAGATCAAGTTCCAACCTGCATTCCGTGGCCAGCGCCACGACATGAACAACGCCGCCCGGTGGGTCAAGCACGACGAGCCCGACCCGGAGCCAGTGCGTATTCCAGACATCCGCAAACTCACACAACAGGAGAACGAGGCGATGCTTCGTCAGTACCGAGAAGCCGGGATGATCCCGGACAACCGCCCCGGCCCTGCAATGGCCGAGGAGTACTCCGAATGAACGGCCTGTTCAACCCGGACAGTTGGCAGGACGTGGTCCTGCTGGCCTTCGTCGCCCTGTGCGGCATGGGAGGCACCGTCCTCCCCGTGTGGCTCAACCAGAAGCGGCACAGCAAGCAACTAGGCGAGATCAAGAACCAGGTATCGAACGACCACTCGACCAACCTACGCGACGACATAGATGAGTTGGTCCTGGCCGTGCGCCAGGTAGTCGAGAAGGTCGCTGACGTGAAAGTCGATGTACGCGACGTGAAGTCAGACATCGGCGGTCTACGCGAGGAGCTACGAACCGAGCGCGTCGAGCGCATCGAAGGAGACCGGCTCCGCGTAGTCGTAAACAACCAGAGAGGCTGACATGACGGTGTGGCCCACCAACCCGCTGGAAGCGATCGGCGCTGACGGCGCATTCGAGATCGGCGGGGGTGAGTTCGACTTCGGCCAGGGATACACCGAGACCCTGGTCAAGAATCTGTTCGCGATTCCGACCCCCGACGTAGGCAACGCGCTTGACCTGCTGAGGGACCAACTGCTCAAGCTGCCGCTGGAGACCCTGCAGAAGATCGGCGCGATCATGCCCGACGTTCTGCCGGGTGACTTCGACACTCCGCTGTCCTCGGTCAACAAGATCATGTCGTCCCTGGCTGACCCGGTGTTCTTCAAGAACGCCGACTGGCAGGACTTCCTCGACCAGATCAAGGGTGCCGTAGGCGGCACCATCGAAGACCTCATCGAGAAGTTCAACCACACCCGCGACCAGGCGATCCAGATCATCAAGGATCTGCTCACCGGCCTGACGGGTGCTACGGACGACGACATCCTCGACTGGATCGCAGGGCTCGGCGGGATCTTCACCGGCATCATCAACCCGAACCAGCTTCCGATGATCCCGATCTCCCACCTGGGAGACTGGGCAGCCAACCTGCTGCCCCACGGTGATCTGGACGGCGCAGTATCGGTCAAGGGCGGCACCGATTGGTTCTTCGACCCTACGGTGTTCAACGGCGCGGCCGGTCGCACCACTCCGGGCTCGGCCAAGACGATCGCCAACGGCACGTCCAAGGAACTGCTGTCCGAGGATCTGGTCTACGTCACGTCCGGGCAGAAGATCAGCATCACCGGGTTCCTGCGGCACGTCGGCCTGACGGCCACGGGCAGCCCGCTCGAGGTGGGTCTCGAGACGTACTCAGACCTGGCTGGCACCGTCCCGGTGTCCAGGCCCACGCTCTACGCGCCCTCAGCGCCCTCTGGGACGACCAGCGGGTGGTTGCCGGTGTCAGGCACCTACACGGTGCCCTCGACGGTCAAGACGGTGCGTGTGCGCCTCACGGTGAAGCCCACCGCGACGGCGGGCGCTGTCCACTTCGACAGGATCGTCCCGAGCAAGTCCGGGCTGCTGAACACCGATCTGGTAGAGGGGCTCACGTCACGTCTGCAGTGGCTGACCGCTGGCGGTCTGTTCGACGCGAGCAAGCTCGACAACCTCGACAACATCCCGCAGATCCCCAACGGTCTGGAGAAGATCAAGGAACTGCAGGATCTAGTCGACGCGGCCACCAACGCGCTCTCCGGTGCGTCCCAGACGGGAACGGAAATCATCGGGGCCGGGTTGGACACGGCCAAGGCCACGTTCGAGCAACTGTTCGGGCACCTGACCAAGGTCACCCGAGATGTGCAGGCGCTCCAGTCGGAGCAACTGTCGTCCTCAACGGGTGGCCGTCGATTCAACGTCGACTTCGGTCAGTACCCGGACGGCCCGTTCCCAACGGGCCTGTTCAACATCACGATGTCAGGCGCGGGTAGCAGTTCTCTCGCGATCAAGGGCGGCAAGGCCGTCTGGAACATGGTCAACGACGGCCCTCGTACGGCTACGTGCATCTTCCCGACACCGACGCTGACACCGTTCCAGGTGGTGCGAGGCACCATGTCCTCGCCACCGGAGCAGGGCTCCAACCCCCGGCCCTCGGTGTGGGCGGTAGCCAGGTCCAACCAGGCCGGAACCGACTACGTGTTCGCCCGTGGATACTGCAAGGGCTTCCTCCAGTACAAGGGTGACATCGGTTGCGTCAAGAACGGAATCGAGTACCTCTGGGCGTCCAACGTCTCGCTGACGTGGTCGCTGGACATCAGTCTCATCTGCGGAGTCGGCAACAACCCACGGCGGCACCAGGTGCTGTCCGGGGACACCATCGTGGTCGACGTAACAGAACCTGCCGGTGCTCAGAGCGTCGTGGACGACGACCACTGCTACTGGGGCAGCATCGTTCAGACCAACGGCTCGAAGACATCTGGTGCCATCGCAGGCGCGTCTGTCACCGACAACGCACCGCCTGCTGTCGTGGGAACGACGTTCCGGGCCTCTCGCCGCTCAGGCGCTGACGTGACCATCGGATCCGGTGGTGTGAAGCTGCCGAACAACTTCTACGAGACCGTCGACTACGTGTCTCCCGACCTGAAGTATCAGCCAGGGACGAACTGTCGGGTGGTCGCTGAGAAGCAGGGCACCTACCTCGTTCAGTACCGAGTTCTGCACGGCCAGTACTTCACTAGCGTGTTCGGCCACGGTCTGCTCTACAAGAACGGGGTTCCCTACGAGCGAGGAAGTTGGGCGGGCAACCAGCTAAACCTGGGCTTCAGCGCCAACACCACCTTGGAGGACGCCACCTACGCGTCGTTCGTGGTGCCGCTCAACCCAGGTGACTACATCGAGCCGGGGTTCCACTTCACGGCCTCCATGAGCAACACCGGAGACGCCGGAACGATGTCCGACGGATCACAGTCGTGGTTCGCCGTAGCCAAGCTCGGATAGGAGGAACATGGGTTGGACAACTAGCCCCTCCCCTATCGTCACGCCCAAGTCGGTTGGCTGGTCCGTATCCCCTACGGCTCCCAGCCTTCCGGCTGAGCTTGGGTGGTGGGCGGTCGTAGGCATCGACACCAACCTGTCGGTCCAGTTCGTCACGCAGACAGAGCTTCAGATCATCCGGCAGATGGGACTAGTCCAGGCGGTCACCGCCACAAGGGATTTGGCCTTCCAGGCCGTCAAGATGCTGACGGTCAACGCCCAGGTCAACGCTACCCGCACTCTCGGGTTTAGCTCGGTGCAGAACATGTCGGTCGGTCAGCTAGTCGGTTTTGCCCCGTCGCTGGGATTCGGCTTTCCGCCGAATAGCCCTCTGCCACAGACGTTTACGACGGCGATCTTCACCTACACGATCCCACGGTGGTGCAACTACATCGACGTGATCCTCCTCGGAGGTGGAGGCGGTGGAGGTGGTGGATCCAGCACGGTCCAGACAGGCGTAGGCGGTGGTCCGGGTAGCTGGCTGACGGTAACCCTCGAACGAGGCGTACACATCCCCTTCAGCCTCATATCGATTACCGGCTCGCTCGGTACGGGCGGCACGGGAGCCAACGGCGGCATCACGCCGACTACAGGCGGCAACGGCAACCCAACCGCCATCCCGTCGCTCTCGCTGAGCGCCGCAGGCGGCATAGGCAGCGGAGGCACCAACCAGAACGGGCTCGGCCCAGGAACCAGGACGTACAACGGCGTCCTCTACACGGGCGCTGCTGATGTGACTTCCGGCAACGGCACCAACGGCAACGTGCCGGGTGGCGGCGCTCGAGGCGGCAACGCAGGTGCATTCATCCCCGGCTCGAAGGGCGGCAACGGCGGCATCGGCCAGGCGTGGTTCCGCGCATACCAATAAGGAGATTTCATGGCAACAGGTGTGAGTCCATACCTGGCGAACAAACTGCTCGACCACGCGTTCAGAGGCGTCGTATTCACGCCGCCGACGACGATCTACGCCCAGTTCCACACTGACGCAGGCGATCCCGGCGCAGCCGGTACAGCCAACATTGCCACGGGTGCTACCCGCAAGGCGACTACGTGGAACGCTGCCGCGTCAGGCAGCATCGGTATGGGAGGCACTCCCCCGGAGCACCTTCTGGCCGCGACAGAGAACCTCAAGTTCGTGAGCTTCTGGGATGCACCCACCGGAGGCAACTTCCTGTACTCCGCTCAGGCTTCGGTCATCAAGGGCGGCGTATCCGGCGACATCATCCGCGTATCCACCAACTCGATCGGGTTCACCCCGCTCGCGGCATAACAAAGAGACCCCTGCTTGGCTTCGGCCGGGTGGGGGTCTTTTTGCGTTTGAGACGGTGTGTGGGTCTACTCTCTCGAGCATGGCCTCAGAGTTGATTATCAGGACGACTGACGACTTCGATAGATCCAAAGTTGCCGAAGAGAAAGCCGTCATCGGGTGGGAGGGATACGACTACCACCTAGACCTCACCAAGGCGAACTACAAAGAGCTTGTGAAGACCCTCGCGCCCTACCTAGAGGCGGCGCATGAGAAGACAAAGCAGTACCGGCAGAAGGCGAAGGAGAAGAACTCTAGGCCGTACCCCCCGGTGGCTACCGGCAAAGAAGAGCGGGCTGTGATTCGCGAGTGGGCTCGCAACAACGGCTGGGAAGTCGGGGACAAGGGAATCATCAAGGGAGAGATCTTGGACGCGTACACGAAGGCCCACAGTGGCTGACAAAGAGACAGACCGGACGGTCTACGCGGAGCACCGAATGTGCCGGGTGTTCCAGCACGCGTGGGACTACACCACGGTCAAGAGGAATGGCAAAGACTTCGTCCAGGGGCTCGTCTGCATCCGCTGCGGGACCGAGCGGTTCATGAAGATCGACGCCCGCACCGGGCTCCCCGGAGGGAACAGCTACAAGTACGCGGACGGCTACCTGTTCAAGGGCGGCGGCGCTCTGTCTCAACAGGAGCGCGGCGAGCTACGGCTCATGGAGGTCACCGGACACCTCCCCCGCAGGAGACGGAAGTCATAACCCACAGCGGATGATCAGGCGACTCCTAGGGCGTTTCCGCTACTGACCGGTAACACTGGAACTGGTCAAAAGAAAGGAGGAGCCCTGGTGTTCAAGCGCCTGTTTTACCCCATCCTCGTTCTGTTTGTGATGGCCCGTACGTGGAGCGCGGTGCATTTCGAAGCCGCCGACTACATCGACATCATCGAGCAAGACGACGAGGACTAGGTGTGTAGGACAACCCCGGCCAGGGTACTTTCCTGTTCAGCAGCAGTGCGGCCTGACCGGGGCGTCATCTCATTTTCACGCCCCTGTCAATAGTCTGTGGTCCCCCTGCATTTCGTCACTGTGACGGATCCTCTCGGGTGGAGGATGGGTGGAGAGGGTGAGCGGGCGCGGCTACCCCGCTACCGCGAGGCAACGGGGTGCGCCTCTCGTAACGGAGCCGACGGTATGGAGCCGGGATCGCGGGAGGCCACAGGCTCGGGAATTACTCGAGCCCACAGGCCGGGATGTTCACGGTCACCGCTACGCTGCCACGCGTCCTGGGGTCGGGCTGTCCTTCTATCTATCCCCAGTGAATGGTCCGTGATCGATTTGTTCCTGCCTTCAGGTGTGCGATTCTGCGGCGCAGGAGACTGACGCCCCTCTAACGGGCTACGACCGTGTTGGCAAGACACGTCGCTCGACACCTCGAGCGTCCAGCACCACTCGACGGTGGTGCCTGATAGAATCAAGCCAGAAGCGCCAACTTCTCCACCGACGACGCCCTCCACGCACATGGGGGGCTTCGTCATTTCTACGGCACCCTCCCCCGCTTTCCCGGTAACGACAAGATCTCGGCGTGTCGGCGTGTCGCGCCTCTACCTGCGGAAACGTGGTCACGGCATCACGGGATCCCGTAATCACGGGATGACGGCATTACGTACAGTACGATCAGCGACTATGACATTCACCATCTCGATAGTTCACACGAAGGGCGGCGTGGGGAAGACCACGACCGCGATGTACCTGGCAACCGCTGCGTGGCTCCGCAACATAGACGCTGTGGTGGTCGACGCCGATCGCCAGGGCTCGGCCACCGAGTGGGCCGTTAGGGCCGCGAGCAAGCGCATAGTGATGCCCTTCGAGGTCATCCGGGACGAGAAGCTGAAGGAACTGCCAGACCGAGAGTTGGTCATCATCGACACGCCACCTGGTACGGCGCACGCGATCCAGGCAGCCGTAGATGTGTCCGATCTGGTGATCATCCCGTGCGGGCCGTCGCCTATGGAGCTTGAGCGCGTCTGGCCGACGATGGAGGTAACCGTTCACATACCAACGGTTGTTCTGATGACTCAGGTGGATCTACGGGCGAAGCTCTGGGAGAAGACTCAGGCGGCTCTGGACGCCGGGGGAGCGGTCGTCTTCAACAACGTGATCCCGATCCGGCAGTCGGTCAAGAAGGCGTTCGGCACCGTGCCGGTCGACCTCAACGGGTACACCGATGTCCTCGATGAGCTTCTGCCGGTGATGCAGGGTGTCTGAGGGTCTACAGGGGAAGCTGCAGAAGCAGCGCGAGGCGTCTAGTAGCAAGCCAGCTAAGCGGGCCACCGAGGCGTACCACCGGCCCGCCGACGACATGGCGAAGTTCACCACGTACCTGCCCAAGGTTCTGATCGACAAGATGAAGGTGCGAGCCGTCGAGGAGAAGACGACGGCAGCCAAGATGATCACCGAGGAGATGGAGAAGCGCCTAGCAGCGCCAGCCCGGATACCGGATAAGCCCAGTCGGCCAGAGATTACGTGACCACGTCATGCCGTCATCACGGGATTACGTGCAGCCATGAGCAGGCGATACGAGGATGATGCGCCGAACTACTGGGCCGACGAGCCTGAAGAACTTAGCGAGGCTAAGGACTTAGGTGAGACAAAAAAAGACCCCCGGCAGGAGCCAGGCGAAAGCCCAGCCCCTCCGGGGGATCTGTCACAGTGACGAAACTACCTACGGCCAACCTATAGCCAGGATCGACGCCCACACCGTCTCGTACTTCTCCATCGGCACTATGGCCCTTGTGAGCCAGGCCCGTCCGTGGATGAAGTCGATGTCGAGCAGAGCCCAGAGGTGGCCGTCGTACTCGACGCGGCTTCCCTCAAGATGCGGGAGCATCATCCGATGATCACGCCCTTGCCGGGGAGGTACTCAACGTCATCGAACTCGACGTGGTCGTCTCCGTAGTCCCGGTCGAACTCGTACCGGAAGACTGGGGCGTCCCAGCCCCACTCGTCTCCGATCTCCTTCAGCTTCTCGAACAACTCGCGGAGCGTCATGCGTTGTACCCGTCGACCATCGCCATCACGTTGCTGATGCGCTCGAGCAGATCGCACACGGGCTCCTCGACCTCGTAGACGCCGCCAGACTTCGTGCGGATCTGGGTGAGGATCGAGCCCACCGCGCTCATCGATTCGATCTGATGGACCTCGAGGATGAGCCGGGTCATGTCGATGTTCGTCAGGTCGATGTATACCAACTCAGCCATGCTCCCTCCGGTTCGCTTCGATCCTGCGCCAGGCCCGCTCGGCGTCCTCGACGTTGTTGACCCGGATCTCGAAGTTCAGCACCCTCGGGATTCCGTTGGGATACCGGAACTGCTTAGGCCGTCTACGGAAGAGCCGGCGAGGGAGGGTGGGTAGCTTCACTCGACCCATCGGACCTTCGGCTCCTCGCCCTCTTCCAGCGTCAGTTCGAGCAACTTCCACAGGTGCTGACGACCGTGCCGCTCGCGCCAGTACCGCGCCGTCTCGAGTGACGCGTACGTCCTCGGCCCGTGGGGGCCGGTGACCAAGCTGAACTCCTCGCCGTAGGTGGCGACGGGGATGATCTGTGTGTAAGGCCCGAGAGCCTTGGTGGGTGGTTTCATCGATCCAGTTCCCTCTCTAGTGATCGGATCTCTTCCTTGAATGCGGCGTTCTCCAAGAGCGCCTCGGCCGCGAGCCCCTCGGCTCGGTCACGCGCTTCGTCCAGCCGCTCGTTCTCGTCCAGCGCCTGGCCCAGGTGCCGGATCAGGTCAGGCAGGGCTCCGTTGAGCCCAGCGATGAAGTCGGCGTCGGCCTCAGTGAGGTTGGTGGCCACCGTCTCCTTCTTCTCGGTCGCGGGGTAGAACGCGACGACCTTGAAGCCGTCGAACCGCTCCGCGAACTCCTCGACCATCCAGTAGCTGTCCTTGGCACCCGTGGTGAGCGCCCACTGCTGGTAGAGAACGTCGAAGAACTCCTTGTGTTCGGCCACTACATGACCCCCTTCTCGAGCAACTCATCGACCAGGCGGTCGAGGAGCTTGTGGACGGTCTGCCGCATGTACAGCGGGTCGTACTGGATCTCCGGGGTGGTGGTGGTTACGACCTCGACGTGTTCCTTGTCCCAGTCGAGAGACAGGGTGAACGTGACCGGCTCGAACTTGTCGGTCTCGACCATGTCGCCTTCGCCGCCCCACTGCAGGTTCATGAACATCAGCCCATCTCCTCCACTGCTGCTGCGATGAAAGGGCTTTCACAGAGTTCTTCCAACGTCGACTGCTCGGTGACGCGGGTCTGCATCGTCAGGATCACCGCCCCGGTCTCGTCACGCTCCGCTGTGATCAGCGGCATCGGCCAGTCCGGGATCATTTCGGCACCACGTACGGGATCAGCTTCGCCACGAAGCGCAGGAACGGCAGTTCCTTCGGAGCGCCAGCAGGCTTCATCTCGTCGGGGATGGTGAAGACCTCGATGGCACCGCCAACCGGGCCTTCCTCGATCGTGCCGAGCTTGTTCAACTCGTAGATCGCCCTGCCCATCAACTCCTCGGTGAGCCCCTCGGGGGCCGGGAGTGCTACTGCCGCTTTCACATGTACTCCGCGTTCGGTACGACGTACGCCTCGTAGCGCAGCATCACGGTGGTGTCGGGCAGTCGCATGGTGTAGCCGTCGTCAAACGTCCAGTCCCACGGCATGACCATCCCGTCAATCTTGTAGCGGGGGATGACCTTCCACGCGAGCGTGTGGTCGAGCACCTTGCCCATCTTGCGGAAGTGCTGCAGGCCGATCTCCCGGAAGATCTCCTCCGAGAGGCACTCCAGCGCGTCCTCATCGACTGGCTGCAGGACGACGGCGTGCTCGGCCGTCACCGTCAGCTTGGTAACGATGCCGTCGCTGTCGACGGCGAAATTGGCTGTCAAGTTTTCCTCCTAGTAATCAGCGCCGTAGAGCGAACCCCACGACCTCTTTCCAACTTCTGGATCGGTGCCGATCATCACCGGACCCATTTGCTCTGCCATGAGTCGGGCGAACTCACGGGAGCCCCATCCCGCCTTCTCAGCGGGCATAGACGCCACGATTTCGTCGTGGATAGGCAATCGGATGTTCGGGGTGAATCCGGCTTCGTGGAGCCGAATCAGAGCCCTACAGGTGACATCACGCGAGGACGACTGGATCATGTAGTTCAGCGCGGAGTACGACCGGCTGCTGTCGACCGGAAGTCGACGGCCTGTCGGTGTGATGATGTAGCCTGCTTTGCCCGCTTCCATCCCGAGCTTCTTGCTTAGACGCGCCACACCTGGGTACGTCTTAGCGAAACCATCGAGCACCCTCTTGGCAGTCGGGAAGTCGATATGGGCTTGGTCCGCGAGCGTCTTTGCTCCCCCGCCGTAAACGGTGAGGAAGTTCGCCATTTTGCCGACTTTTCGTGTTACCTGCGAGGCGTCTGCTGTGATTTGATGAAGGTCAGCACCAGCCTTAAACGCCTCGATCATCGTCTTGTCACCCGACAGGGCCGCGAGCACCCGAAGCTCCTGGGTCTGGTAGTCGACCGAGGAGATTAGGTGACCGGGCTCAGCCACGAAGCATCGCCGGATGATCCAGTCGGACGCTGGCAAGGTCTGAGCGGGGATGCCGGTGATGGACATGCGGCTTGTGCGGGCCTGCAGTGGGTTGACAAACGTGTGGCACCGGTCTTCGGAGTCCCGTGTGTCGAGAAACTTCTGCACCCAGGTTTTATTCCACTTCCCGAGCCGCTTGCTCTCCTCAACGATCATCGCGAGTTGGTTGCCGTCTTTGATCAGTTGGCCGAGAAGCTCCTTGTCCACCTTGCGCTTGCCGGTGTCGGTACGTCCGGTGATCTTGACGCCGGTCTCGACTTCAAGCGCCTCTGCGACATCCTCAGTGCTGTTGACCTTCTCGACCCCGAACTCTGTAAAGGCAATCGCCTCCCAGACCTCCTGATCCTGACGCATCTTGTCAGAGAGCGTCTGGGTGTAGTCCACGTCGAGGAGGAAGCCACGACGGTCGATGTAGCTGCAGATCTCACTGATTTTGTGCTCGTAAGCGACGAGTGGTCGCGATACGTCGGGGACCAACTGAGCCAGCTTGGAGCACACCCTCGCCGTGAAGATCGTGTCCATGCCAGCGTATTTCAGATACTCCGGGTGGAACAGATCGATAGTCGACCAAATATTGGCCTTTGTCGTCTTGTGCTCCTTGGCCAGTTTGGTCATGAGCCCCTTGACATCCTGAGCCAACTCCTTGGAGATGAACTCCGCGATAAGCTCCTCGAGCGAATGACCGAACCCACCGGCCTCGAAGGGCCGGGGGTCCACTAGCTTGGCCAGGATCTGCGTGTCGAGGATCTTCGGCCACAGGCTCTCCATCTTGATCCCGAAGCAGCGGTCTAGCACCTGCAGGTCGTACGAGGCGTTCTGCATCACGATCTTCTCGACGTAGTCCAGCGCCTGCTGGACCTCATCGATCCCGTTCGGACCCCACTCTTCGATGGGGACCACCCAGGCTTCGTCCTGAGTGCCGAACTGGACTAGGCGGCAACGGAAGTCCGCGCTATAGATGTCCAGTCCGGTCGTCTCAGTGTCGACCGCCAAGCACCGCTTGTGAGTGCGGATGAAGTCGTGAAAGCGGTCCAGATCCTCACGGGTCTCTGGGACGTTCACAGTGACGAGGCTTCCGCCGACCTCATGCTGCAACTCGATCATGGCGCTCCTATGCGGCGTAGGGGTCTCTGTTGACCCGGACTGATGTGAATCTGCGGCGGTCCTCTTCCGCGACGGTCACGGAATCCCGCTCCTTGACGGCATCGCCGTCTGCGTAGAACAGGGCGGCGAACAGGTTGCGCTGCCAGAGGCTCAGCGTCTCTTTGGGTCCGATAGACACCGTCGCTATGTCGGTGCCGTCCTTGTAGCGGACGCTGTTCTCATCCACGCTCCCCAGCGCCTGCATCGCCTCGATCGCCTTGCGGCGCAGAGCAACACCCTGAACGTCCAGCGGCAGGGCCGGGTCGCGGGGCTCGATCACGATGGCCTCGAAACGGTCAGCCATCAGTAGTAGACCCTGTTCACGATGCGGGAGATGGTCGCCGGGTTGACGCCGTAGTTCCGCGCCAGGTCGGCCTGCTTCATGCCGCCTGCGTGCGCCTGGCGGATGTCCGTGGCGTCCTGGGGAGACAGCTTCGGCTTGTTCAGCCGGTAGGGGCCGCTCTGACGGTTGCCGTAGACGAACGCGTCACCGAAGGACCGACGCGCTACGTCCAGTTGGCCCTTCAGGCTGTTGATGGTCTCGTCCCGAACGTCCAGCAGCCGCAGCAGCTTTCCGTTCTCGTTCAGCACGATCTCGATGCCCCGCGTCAGGGTCTCGATGCTCTCGTTGATCTCAGTTGTTGCGCTCACTTGCTTCTCTCCTGTAGTCGTCAAACTCGTCTTCGGTCATGTAGTAGTAATCAACGACGAAGTCCCAGTTGAAGGTTCGACTGGTGCCGTCATCGAAGAGGACCAACAACAAGCCCTTGTCGTGGTCCAGCAGAGGCTCCCCAGCGATGACCTGGAAGCTGCCATTCGCGAGGGATACGTGCGTAGCTCGTCTACTCAAGGCGGGCCTTTCAGTGGGTGTGGAACCGAGGTGGTGGGGCTGCGTTGTGCGCTAGGGCTGATCCACTCTTAAGAAGCGCCGTGACCTCGGCTCCACTGGGTGTCAAGTAGCGGGGCTACTTTTTGTTGTTCAGGTACTGCGCCTTGCACTGCTGGTCACGCGGTGCCGTGCAGGAGAACAACTGGTAGGCGTTACCGGCCTTGGAGACGCCAGACTTGAACTCCATCTCGCCGTGCTCGCAGAACCGCTTCTCGCCGTTCGGAGCCTGCTGCGCCTGCTTCGGCGCGGCCTGGCGCTGCTGGCCACCGCCGCCACCCGCGTTACCGGCTGGCTTCGCCGCCGAGCCCGCGTAGACGCCCGCGATCTGCTGCACGCGGTCCATGAGCGCCTTGAACTCCGGGGTGGAGATCTTGTCGTACACGTCGGCCGGGTCTGCACCCTTCACGACCACCCACGGGTCGCTGTAGGCACCCGCGAACTTGAACGTGGCCGACACCCCATCGGTGGAGTGCTGGACCGACACGGAGTCGACCGCCGCCGTCGCGGCAGTGGTCACCGTCGCCGGGGCGCTGGCTGGTGCGGCCTGAGCCTCGTCAGCCGGGGCGTCCGCAGGGGCCGTGGCCCAAGGATCTTCGTAGGACAAATTGCTACCTTTCACTTAATGGGACATGCGCCGGAAGCGCAGTTTTCATCGACACCGTCTTCGACGGCTTTGGCCGCAGCAGATTCGTACTGCTGCTTGGTGATTCGCTCGTACGGAGCCTGCTCGTAGCTGGCCTCCGGGAAGATCGTGGAGCCCTTGATGAGCCCTGCGAACTTCTTGAGCGTTGCCGACACGTCGTCGGCGGTGTAGGCGTCGGGATCGACGTTGGCGGTGAAGCTCACCGCGTTGTCTGCCCAGCACGTCTGGTACAGCGCCTGGAAGGCCAGAAGCTGATTGAGTGTCAAGTCGTCGGCAGCCTCTACCAACTCCTCGCCGTCGCGGCCGAACCGCTCGACCACTGCCTCGACCAAGGTGTCCTTCGTCGGGATCGTGACCACTGCGGTGTTCGGAGCGAAGAGGTCCGGTTCGACCTCGTAGCCCTCGTTCGTCAGCCGAGCAAGCTCCGCGAAGTCGCTGTGCTCGTTGAACCGGATGCGCCGGTTGAAGTACTTCGCGAAGATCGGGTGGATCCCCTCGGAGACTCCTGCCAGCTTGGCCACCGTGCCTGTGGGCGCGATCGTCCGCTTCTTCACTGGGACCGGGATCCTCAGTTCGTGGGCGTACGCCGATGCTGCTGAGTCGACCTCAGACGCCATCTCCCGCAAGAACTTGGTGAACCGCTTGTCACCGGGTGCCTCGGAGTACCTACGGCCTGTGAGGGCCAAATAGGAGGCAACTCCCAGGTGCCCGACGCCGATGCGCCGGTTCCGGTCGAGCACTTCACGGCTCTTGGGATCAGCGACCTCGGAGAACGTCGCCCGGATCAGGAACCGCGTCATCAGACGATGTGCCCGGATCAGGTCGATGTAGTTGGTCTTCCCGGCGTCGGTGACGAACGCCGCCAGGTTGATATGTCCCAGGTTGCAGGGCTCCCACGGCTCGAGCGTGATCTCGCCGCACGGGTTCGTACAGACCACCCGGTTGGGCTCACCGACGTTGGACAGGGACGAGTCCCACATCCCAGGCTCCCCGTTGCGTACGGCGCCAACGGAGAGGCGCTCCATGACACGAAACGCCTGGTCACGCTCACCGATGGTGCTGATGAACGAGTCCTTGACGGCCTCCCAGAAGAGGTCATCGACCTCGACCGAGATGTTGGTCGTCCAGTGATCCCCAGAGACGGCCTTGGCGTCGATGAAGTCGAACACCTGTGGGTCGTTCCAGTGCATCATGGCCATCCGCGCCGACCGGCGTACTCCACCGGCCACCACGCACTCAGCGATGGCGTGATCGATCGACATGGCGTCGAGCCCCGTCAGTCGCTCTCCCGAGCGATCCGAGAGCAGGCCACTGACCTTCTGCAGCATCACGGCGAACGGCAGCGGGCCGCTGGCGAAGCCACCGAACGTCTTGAGCTTGGCCCCCTGCGGCCGGATACGACTCACGTCGTAGACCCGCTGGAAGTGGACCGTGTCAGGCCGGTAGTGGGTGTCGATCAGGTCGACCAGGGCCGAGGCCCAGCCTTCCCGGCTGTCCTCGATGGAGAACGAACCCGGCCACTCGTAGTCGTACGTGGTCGACAGGATCCCTGCGTCCAGCATCTTCTGGTAGTCGACATGGTCTGGGTCGCAGACGATCTCGACCTTGAGCGGGTTCACGACCTGCGGGTAGTGCTCGAGGTAGGAGTTCGAGTAGTTTGCCCCGACTCCCCCGCCCTCCATGAGTCGCATGAAGGTGAACTGGAAGTGGTCCGAGATCTTCTCGGGCCAGCCAGAGACCCAGCAGTTGAACAGGTGCGAGGCGTTGGGGACGCCCGACGCCCACAGGTGACGGCCAGCGGGGAGGAGCTTGAACTCCGAGATCAGCCTGACGAGTTGTTCGCGTTCGTCCTCCTGATGGTATCGATCAGGGACCAGCGCGAGATTTCCATCAACGACTCGATTGACGGTTTCCAGCCAGGATTCCTTAGAGCCATCGGGCTTGGGTCGGGCGTACGTCCGGTTGTAAACCAGTTCTCCCGTTGGGCCCCAGTTAATTTCGGCAGCGGTCACTACTTCCTCTCAGTCAGTTCGTATCGTTTGAAATAGGCGTCGGTGTGGGTGTCCTTGGAGAACGAGACCCCGTATTCGGTGAGTCCGACTCCCCGGACCACCGCCGTGACGACGCCGGTCCTGCCTGCGAACTGTCGCCAGACACGCCCGCTCGGGTACTTCTCCTCGTCGCGCTCGATCACGACGCGGGTTCCGATCTTCACGCGACTCCCATGACGTACCGCTGCGGGTAGTTGCGAAGCTCTGCGATGGTGTTCTCGAGCCGGTAGAACGCCTTGGCCTCTTCGCCGCCGACGAGCGGCGCTCGCTCCTCGGGAGACCAGTTCTCCAGCCTCATGCGAGGCTGGTGCGGGAATAGCTCCGGGAACACCTCGGCCCGATACATCTCGGACCCAGGCATCCCGTTGAACACCGGGTCCATGATGTTCGTGTCTGTCACCGGAATTCCTTTCTGAGAGTTGTGGTTTGCCCGCTGTAGACGACTTCGCCGCCGATGCGGAGAGCCCTACGGGCTCCCTCGTCATCGACGTACGTCATGCACAGGTAGTCGGGCTTGCCTTTGTAGGAGATCGGCTCGTCGCCGTGGTCGTACAAGTCGAGAGCCACGTCAGCGGTGGGATCTCCGTGTGCTGACTTCTCCCGCCTCGATTCCGGGAAGACCTCTGGGCCTCCCTTGTCGACCAAGTTGCCGTCGTCGTCTCGGCTTAGGCCCGCCGTTCTGGCTATGAGGTTTACCTGCTCAGCGATCGCCCTGTGGGCGTGCAAAAGCCTGTCCGACGCAGCGCCTTGCGGCTTGACGCCGTCCGTGTACCGGCTCCTGAGCGCCTCGGCGTAGTCGGGGTTCTTGTCCTCCAACGCCTCCAACGCCTGCGGCATGATGTGAGCCAGGTACTGGTTCGTGGACTCCCCCTTGAGAGCGTCCTTCACGCTCTCTGAGGAGTAGACCCAACGTCCACCGGCCACGTCGTCGTCCATCGCCTTGCCAGACAGCAGGCTCAGTGCCTGCTTTCTGATCAGCGTGTGCCTCAGTTGCGAGTCCGCATACTCGAGCTTCTTCTGAACTGAGGGACGCTCTAGGTACCAGACCCAAAGGTCGTTGGCCAGTTCGTCGCCGTCTCTGAAGTCGCCCTTCCATGTGACCAGTGCAGACCACGCAGCCCGCTGGAATGCCTTGTTCAGGTCGGCTTCATCCACTACGGCATCACCTTTCGTAGGTACTCATCCCGGTCCAGGCCGCGAGGCAGGCCGCGAGTGATCTCCTCCTCGAAGACCTCGCGGACCTCGGCTCGGGTGATCTGGCGCGACCGGGCGTTCTTGTGCAGGTATGGCAATCGATTGGGTGTCAAGATTCAGACCTTCCAGACGTGACCGTCGACCGAGAACGAGCCTCCGACGACCGGGACAAGCTCGGGCTTGACGTGATGACCGTCGACCGTAAGAAGACCAAATCCGGTCTGCCAGTTGGCCGTAGCACCCTTGAGGTACTGCGCCAGGTGCATGTTCATCAGGTTTCCGACCTCCATCGACCAGAGCACCTTCTGGTGCCCTCCGTAGCCGAGGGTGTGCGGCTTGAGCCCTTGCCGGTGGGTGTGGCCGATGATGACCGACGTGTTGAACCGCATCATCGCGTTGTACGCGGTGTCACCGGCTTTCTGCGTCAGCCTCACGCCGCCCCGGTGGCCGTGCGTGGAGACCCACCCCGGTGCCAGCTTGTAGAACTCAGGTGCCACCTCGACTCCGAAGCCGTCGAAGTCCAGCAGGTTCTGGAACCGGAACTGGTCCGCGTACTCGACCAGCGCAGGCGCGAACTTGTGCAGGTACTCGAACGGGCGGCTGTCGTGGTTGCCCTCATGGACCTTGACCGGCCCGTCGTAGCGGGCGCGGAGAGGCTCGAGGAACCGGCGCTTGGCCTGCTCGGAGTCGGGCTTGATCCGTTGTGCGAACTCCTCGGCGGTGCCCTTCGTCCAGCGCGACGGCGATGGGTAGTCCATCAGGTCACCGATGTGGACGACCTCGTCAGGCTGGGTGTCACCGATGAAGCCGACGACCGCCTTGAGAGCCTTGCGATCATCGAACGGGATCTGCGTGTCGGAGACTACGACGATGCGCTTGCTCACTTGAACTCCCTGAATGGGCCGAACATCCGGCCACCGTCTGAGACCGGACGGCCGAGGTACTCGCCGCCTGCGTCCTTGCGCCGCCAGTACTTCTGGCCGCAGAACGAGCCCCACTGGTCTCCGAAGAAGTCGTAGACCGTGTAGATGCCTGCGGGAACGTCCTTGAGGCTGTCCCACTTGGTCTGTTCTACGGTGAGCTTCACGAAGCCGTCAGGCTGACGCACCGCGTACCGCTCCTCAGCGGGGAGCTGCATCTTCTCGAGAACCCCCGCGTAACCGGCGATGTCGACCACGGTGTCTTCGTGGTAGCCGTTCTCCATGAACCGTGCGATCTTCAGCAGGATCATCATCACTGCCACGTCCTCCGGGGAGAACTCGACCTTCTTGAAGTCGGCCCACAGGGCAGCGATTCGCTCATGGTTCTCGCGAGCGTCCCCGTAGTCCTTGGCACGTTGGCCGTTGATGATCTCTTCAGCAGTCGTGAGAATGCTCATCAGATCCTTTCCAGCAGAGCATCTTTGCCCTGCGACATAACTAGTGAGTTGACATCCTCGCCGTCTGGCATCGGGATGATCCGGGCGTTCGGCAGCGTCTTTGCTACCTGCTTCGCGAACTCGAGCCCCGGCTCATCGCCGTCAGCCAGGATGTTCACGTTGCGATACCCCAGGAACAACTCGCGGAAGTGGGGCTTCCACATCTGTGCTCCGGGGACTCCAACTGTCGGGATACCGGCCAACTCCGCTGTGATTGCGTCGATCTCACCTTCGGTGATTGCCATGTCCTTGGCGTAGTTGGTCAGTGCGTTGGTGTTGTACAGCCGGGGCTTATCCCCCGGCAGCGTCATGTACTTCGGCTTGCCGCCGTCGAGCCTGCGGAAGCGGATGCTCGCGGCCGACCACCCTCGCCAGGGCGACCAGCGCATGTACGGGATCGCCAGACAACCCCGATATAGCTCATGACCAGGGAGTGGTTCTTCCACGAACCCCAGGCCGAACGGTGTTGCGAGAGGGATTCCCCTGCTCGCCAAATACTCTGCGGCTGGGCTTCCTGGCAGGCTTGACCTGTACCTGGTTGCCGCCTCCATCAGATAGGTTCTCTGCGATTCGCTTAGCTTCTGCAAAACTCACCTCCTCTTCGTGTCGAATGATCGAGATCACGTCCCCTCGGACGTTGCACGCCATGCAGTTGAACCCCTGCAGGTCGTAACTCACTGCGGCGCTTGGGTTGTCGTCGCCGTGGAAGGGGCACAGGCACTTGTTCCACTCGTTGCGATCCGGTGGTGCCTCCCAGTCGGGGTAGTACCTCTGGATGGCCTGGGCGATGGGGCTATTGGCTGTCAAGATCGAGCCAGCCTTTCTGCCTCGATGGGCGCGATGCGCTCCCCGATGACCTCGACGGCCGGGGGTTTACGCAGGTAGTCGATGGCCCGTTGGAGCATCTCGATGCAGTCTCGAGCCCACCCGAGGATGTACTTGTTGCACATGGTGCAGAGCAGTCCCCGGACGATGCCCGTCTTGTGGTCGTGGTCGACCGACAGGCGCTTCATCTTCCCGTTGGCCCGCCTGCAGATGTAGCAGCGGCCTCCCTGGAATTCGTAGATGGCCCAGTACTCTTCGCCTGTGATGCCGTAGGTCTCGAGCCAGCGCCGCTCCGCTGAGCCCGACGAGATCGCGGCCTTGCGAGCCCGGAGGTGCGTCTTGCACCGGGGTCCGGGCGCGAAGGTCTTCCGCTTGGTGGTGATCCCTTCCTTGCGGCAGTCGACGCAGGGCTTATCCGAGGGTGTCGGCTCCGCTGCGCTCCTGCGCCGCCTCCGCGCCACGCTCAGCCTCCTCTCTGGCGTCACAGACCAGGCAGAACCAGGCCAGCAGGCCCGCGAGGATGCAGTAACCGGCGACGTAGCTCACGCGGTCATCCCCTTCACCCAGATCCGGGACATGAGCTTCACCGGCTTCGACGCGACCTTCACCGCGTCGGCCGATACCGGGTTGTCGGGGAAGTCCAGGTCCAGGTCGAGGCTTGCGACCTCGAACCCGAACACCTTGAGAGACAGCCTCATCCGACCCCCATCACGAAGAACCAGAGGGCGATCACGAAGACGATCGCGACGTGCTCGCGGCCTATGTGCTTCATACGATCGCCTGCCAGTAGATGGCTTTGCGGTTCGTGGGCCGGTAGACGGCCCGGTGGGACTCCGAGACGAGCCCCTGGTCGACCAATTCCTTGATCCGAGGGCTCACGTAGTTCGGCGGGACGCCGAGCTTGTTGGCGATGTCCCAGCCGCACAGGGCAACTGGGCTGTACTGCAGGATGTGCAGAACCTCGCGCTGACGCTCCCCGAGGACGGGGCCGAGGGCGCTGTATGCCTCGCGGCTCGTTGACTGGGTCACTTGATCCACCTCTTCGCGGCTCGTTCGATGTTCTCGTCGCTGACGTTCGCGGCGAGCGGGGTTGACTTGCGGTTTGCCAGCAGTCCCGAGAGGATTTGCTGGTGCAACGGGTTCGCCCTCTTGGGCATCTGGTTTGGGGTCGCCATCAGGCGTTTTCCTCTCTGATTGGGTGTCAAGACTGGGACCGATAATTAACTATTACGTCAGGTTGTCAGCAGGTAGCGGCTGCTCCTGCGCCTGTTCCGATCAGGAACCAGGGCAGCCAGGACGACGAGCCGCCTCCGTAGCTCGGGCTCGGGCTCGAGATCCGGGGGGCCGGGGACACCGGCCGTGGGATGACCGGCACCGGGGGCCGAGGCGCGATGACCGGACCCATCGGAGCCTCCACCGACATCAGGTTGACAGCGGGCATTGCGTCACATGACGTTTCGCCCTCACACGCGGTCAGGCCTAAAGCGGCTGCGCCGCCGACCAGTACGGTCGCGATGAGCTTCTTCACTTCTTGGCCTTTCGGTTGACGAGCCGGTACCCGACCAGGCTCAGGAGGCTGGCGGCTCCCATCAGCAAGGCCCACAGGGCCAGCGGGATCCACACGGGGGCGAAGATCCAGACCCACGACCAATCGATCACGTCGGTGAGCTTGAGGACCAGGAACACGATGGCCAGGATTGGCCCGATACCTATCTGCACTGCTGTTTCTCTCCTAATTGGGTGTCAAGTCAGAGACCGAAGTCGCTGATCTCCATCGTGTCTCCGACGAACTTGAGCGAGGCGTAATCCTGTCCTGACGGGTCGGACTTGCCACCTCGGTTCTTGACCGTGGAGACGTTGAGCGAGTCCGGGCCGAAGCCTTCGGACACGCGGTGCAGGGTCAGCACCATCTCGGGGACGCGCCCGATCTGACCCTTAATCCCAGACAACGGAATCGGCTTGTCGCCGTCGTTGTGCTGGCCGGTGACGTGGTGGAGCCCGATCACGCAAGAGCCAGTCTCCCTGGCCATTTCGTGCAGGTAGTCCATCAGCGACTCGAGGCCGCTGAACGGGTCATCACCGTCGCTACTGTCCGTTCGGACGTTGGTGATGTTGTCGACCACGATGAGCGCCGGATAGTCCTCGTAGAGGGCGGTGTACGCCTCCAACGACTCCTCGATCACGTCGAGCGAGGGGGACGCCTTGTAGTTGAATCGGATCGGAATCGGGTCCAACTCCTTGGCGATCTCTTCATCGATGTCCTGCTCCCGCACTGCGCGGGTTGACTTCTCGAGCGACCATCCGCTCAAGATGGACACCGAGCGCGTCAACTGCGTGAACGCGTCCGAGTCGGCCGAGAAATAGAGAGTCGGAACCTTCGACTTGAGCGCGTATGCGAGAACGAACGCACTCTTGCCAGTTCCAGGCCCAGCACATACAAGTACCAGTTGGCCTCGTCGGAACTGAGTTCCCTTCTGCCCGATGGCTTCCCACACGGTGGGTAGCGGGTCTCCTGCGGAGCCTCTGATGTAGAGAGACTGACGTGGGGTGTACAGGTCAGATCTCCTTCCACTGGGGAGCCTCCCGGACGCCGACCGGCTTGACCGAGGACAACTCGAAGTCGGCCTTGTCACCGACAGAGTCGCTGCCGCTCAGCCAGAGCGTGGTGCCCTCACCGTCGTGGTGGACCTCGCGGAGTTCACCGAAGACGATCGCTCGGACCTTCGACGGCTGGATGGTGTAGCTGAACTGGATCCTCTTGCCGATGTGCTCGGCGGTGAGGAGGCCCGCCGCGATCCGCTCGACGCGGGTGGGCATGGGGTAACGCGCTGGCATGTCTCTCCTGTGATTGGGTGTCAAGATCGAGGGCGACGGTTAAACACGGCGTCGTGGATGTCCCGGCCCCTCTTGGCGGCTTCGTTCTCCTCGTCCATCGCTCGGGACAAGGCTTTGCTCAGAGCCAGCGGCTTGAGCTTGAGGATCTTCACCAACTCCTTGCCGGTGCGACCGGCGCGGTGCGCCCGCATGACTCCGTTGGTCTCATGGGGAGCCCCCGAGGACCGCAGCAGCGGGTGGTTCGGATCCCAGGCCCGTGGGTTGTCCGGGCCGTATTCGGCGGTCATCACAGTGGATCTCCTGGCTTCCATGCTCGCTGGATGATGACTTGCTGCATGTCATCGCGGTTGTCGTGGCGCGTGATCAGCCGCGCCCCCGGAGGGAGGGTGATCGTGACGATGTCCTTGACCTTGTCGATCTCGAACGTCGTCTGCTTCCAGATCGCTGTCATAGGTCGAACCTCTTCCCGTCCGGGGTGAGCACCTGGACCTTGCGTCCGGGCTCCCTGTGTGACTCTGCGAACCGGAACGCGGCCTTCTCGGTGGGGAAGGCGAAGCGTCCGGGTTGGGCCTGCTCATGCCAGTGCGGCATGCCTGGTTTCGGCCCCATCTCCACGAAGGAGTATCTGGTTTCAGGGTCTAGTTCGAGCGTTGTTCTGTATTCCTTCATGCCTGCCTTTATAAGTACGTGCGAAAAAAATTGGGTGTCAAGATTTTGTCATTGATAAATCGGGCAACTGAGAGCCACGTCACAAAACCCGCACTTGTCCGGGTCTGGGTCGGGCTCGAAGTTACCGGCCTGGATCTGCGCCTCGACCTCATGGAACCTCGCCGTGATGGCTTCACGGGTCCAGTCGGTCAGGTCGAACGGGTGCGTGATCACCGCTGGTCGACCCTTCTTCCCGGCCATGTAGTAGTCACCGGTGGTGACCTTCACCCCGAAGAGGATGAAGATGGCCAGCGCGTAGACGCCAAGCTGGAAGTCGTCTCCCGGCTTGTTGCCGGTCTTGTAGTCCCGGACGCGGGGCTCACCGTTGACGACGACGACGGCGTCGATGAACCCTCTCACCCTGATGCCGTCCAACTCGATGCTGAACTGAAGCTCGATCGCAGGCTTGCCCTCGGGCGTCACCCAGATCTCCTGGCCCTCGTTGGTGCGCCAGTTCCAGAACTTCTCGACCTGCTCGAGACCGACCTCGTAGCGGCGCTCAGTGTCCCGTAGACCGCCGTACGGGCCGGAATGGAACCACCACTCGAAGTTGGGCGTATCGGCCGTCAGCGCGTTGATGTCGCGGCTGTACTCCTCTCGGAAGATGTCCTGGCACTGCTGCAGGGTCATCTCCCGGCCCTCGGCCCTAGCCTTCTCGTAGACCTCCGCAACCGTGTGGAACGCGGTGCCCTGCGGCAGCCACGCGGCTGGCCTCTGCCACACCTTGTCGATGCGTGCGAGCTTGTAGCTCATCGGGCAGCGGGTGTACTGGTTTAGCTGCGACACCGAGCGCAGCGGTAGCTTGATCTGCGTCATGCAGCCTCCCTGAATTTGATTCGTACTCCGTGCTTGAGGACGTGCTCTACCCGAGCCCGGTCGAACCAGCGAGCGTGGTTCGCGGACGAGAGCCGATGCATGGTGACCGTGGCTTTGCCCCGGAGCATCTCTGCGTTCTCGTGGATTGCCTCGAAGAGCACGTCTTGGCACTCTGCTTCGAGGATTGTCTGAGCCACGTCTCGGTACAACTGACTGGTGTCACGCACCTGAATGCTCCTGTACACCAACAGGATCGTGCATGGGTCTTCGGGGCGATCTGGAAACCAGACCTCGCATTTCTGAGCCCAGATGAAGCCGTGTTCGTAGGTGATTACCTCCGGCTCAGACTGTGCGAGATCTGGGAACAACCTCCCAATTTTGGCGAGCGGCACTGAACATCCTTCTTAATCCAGCAGGGTCTCGATGTCTGTCGGCCACGACCAGATCACTTCACCCTTGGGGGTCATTGTGGTGTGTTCGTTGACCCGGATCAGAAGCTCTTCGTCCTCCAAGACTCGAGGCACGTAGCGGAATCCGCCGTACTTCTGTCCTGGGTAGGGAGCGATGTTCGGGTCGAACTCGAGGACAAGGTCGTTGTCGCGGAGGAACTTCCACCACCGCTTCAACTTCTCGATCTTGCCCTCGGACATGCCCTTGCCGTCAGTCACCATGAACTCGCCGTGATCACGAAGACGCTGGTAAGCCGTTGACTTACCGTGCAGGTTGGTGGTCTGCCACGGCCACGCCTCGTTCACACTCTGGCGCAGCGTCACGGACCCTCCGTACCTGATCTTCATGTCCGACACAGCCTGGCGAGAGACGCCGTGCATGCCAGCGATTTGGCTCTGGTTGTACCCCTTCCGCTTCAGATCCTCGATGACGCTGGGGATCAGTGGTTGTCGACCGGTCGGTCGCTTGATTTTGCCGCTCATGTTTCCCTCCATGAGAAAGGTTCAGTTGTTTATCTGCCTGTCAAGGCGGATTGTAGTTGACTGTCAAGTCATTTCCTCAGTTATTTCGGGCGCGTCGGGACGCTACAGCATGCCTCCGACACCGGGTGGTTCTGGATGTGACGCGAGCCTCTATGGCCTGGCGTTGTGTGTCAATTCTGGGACACTTCTCCCCCACATGGTGATCCCTCCAATCATCAGATGATTACTTCGCTGTATTGGTCTCGGTATAGACCATTGCGCTGGCAAACGACCCGACCCCCACCGGCCAGGGCATAACGGACCTACGGTCACGTAACCTCCGTTATGTGACGAGGATCACGGTTTAGCTCAGCTACGTTCCAGACCTCCGCCGTTGTCGACGTTCTCCTCGGTCTTGACCTCGTTGATCCGCTCCTCGATGTCTTCGAGATCCCACTGCGCCTGCTCATTGCTTGGGTTTGCTTCCAGCCGATTCACAGCCTCGTCACGGAGAAACTCAAGTTCTTCGAGGTCATCCACGTCTTCGACGTACATCAGAGCACTCCTACCCTCTTCGATCCGTATGGGAAGACTCCCTCGATGAAGGAGCCGTCGTTCTCGCTGTGCTGGCGCAGAGCGTCGTCCAGGTCGTCGGCCAGGTACGGCAGCTTCCGGCCGTCCGGGTCAACCACGATCCACACCTCTTGGCCGTCGCACATCAGGCGTCCTCCCCGTCCCACACGTAGTCGTGAGTGGCCAGCAAGTCTTCGAGGTTCAACTCTTCGGTGTCCATCAGTTCTCCCATTGGGTTGTGACAATTCCTCCCCCGCGATGGGGGTCGTGCTCGATGTGTGTGATCCACAAGTGCGGGAAGCCTTCTCGCTTCGCCAGCTTGCGGTGGGCGCTGCGCCACCCCTTGGCCTTGACCGAGGTGATCACGACCTTGTACTTGTAGAACTCGATCCGGGTCTCGAAGACTTGGTTGCGAACCGGCACGTCGACCTGGGCCTCCATCAGTCATTCCTCCACCACTTGTTGCAACGGCCAAAGCAGTCGTCGTCGTTGCTGTCCTGGTGCCCGGACGAGCCCCCATCGGGCTCTGAGCACGTCGGGAGATCCCCGTGGGCTACGTGCCATGCGCTGTCGGTCGCGAAGCCTCCGTGTTCGATCTGGTGGGCCTCAGACCGTGTCTCGCACATCGGGGCGGCAGCCGCTGGCCAGGCGTAAACCAGACCAGCGACCGCCATCCCCACAGCGACAAGCAGCCCCTCTCCTGCTCTCACGCGGCTCTCCGGTTGTCCTGCCAGGTGATCGGGGCCGCGCCACCAGGGCAGCGGCACGACCAGCCGTGAAGCCTCTTGGGCTTGCGGTAGTACGCGGCCAACGCCTTGCCGTGACCGCACACAGCGATCCACGGGGCGTTCTCATCGATGCCTTCCCGCGTGTAGCAGCGTCGGCCGTCGCCGCCAAGCTCGCGGTGCTTGCGAGCCCAGACAGCGTCGTGGTGATGACCAGGCGTCAGCGCGTGGGCCAACTCATGGGTGATGGTGTTCATCGACTCGGCGTAGGGCCGCTGAGCGAGGAGATACCTTGAGAGACTGATGGTCTGGGTCCGGTAGTTGCATGACCCTGCACGCTTCTTGGCGTGGTCGAAGCCGACCTTCCAGCCGAACGCTGCGAGCCCGTGCTCGGTCAGCAGATCGGTCGCGATGCGCCGTGCCTCGACCTGCGTCATCGTGTGGTTCATCGAGTCTCTTCTTCCTTCTTCCAGTCCGATCGGTTGCCCTTGCCGGGGCGGGTCATCTCTCGCTTACGGTTGGCGTGCTTGCGAGCCGCAGCCGCCTGTGCAGCCCTCTTCTCTGCGTGCTCGCGTCCGCTGTCGCTCATGTGCTCACCTCTCGATGCGGTAGGACTCCTCTCCGAGAGAGAGCCACTGGTTGCCGGTGTCTTGGTCGATCCAGATCCCGATCTGTCCGGGCTGGTCTGAGCAGTCCTCTTCGACGCAGACCGGGTAGTCGACGCCGTCGACCGTCATGACTTGTTCGGGCTCGGCGTGGGCGCGTGCGGTGTAAAGCTCACCGAGCGCCATCGTCAGGCCGAAGGCCCAGACCGCACAGAGCGCGGTCATTGCCCAGCTTGGAGCCTTGGTCACTCTTCTTCCCTCCGTTGGGTGTCAAGCAAAACGCGATGGGCGATCTCTATTGGGTCGTCGTACATCAGCCGTAGATCACCCGGCCGAAGACTCCGAACTGCACGATGATGTCTGCGACATCGGCGTCGTAGTCGCCGTCGTCACCGTTGGTGCGGTTGGCCAGCAGGAACTGCCGCCAGTAGTGGCTCTCGCCTACCGGCTCGATGGCGTTCTCTGCCACCTCGGTGCCTTGGGAGTCGATCTTGCCGAGCGCGTACTTCTCGAACAGGCCGATGCCTCGGGCGATGGTCGAGGCGTTGACGCGGTGCGTCTCGGGCTCCTCGTCGGGGTCGGTGTCGTCGTCTTGGATCTCGATCACCGCGTAGAACCCGTCGATGTCTTCGGTTGCACTCTCCACGTCGGACCAGACGTGGTACTCGTCGGCCACCGACCAGTAGCCGATGCCTCCCTCGAGCGCGGTCACGAACACGTCGAACAGGAACTGCTTGCGGTCTTGGGTGCGAACTGTCACTTGTCTTGCCTCTCTTGGGTTTTGGGTGTCAAGCTGCGTACACGCGCTTATGGGTCATGACTGCCAGGTCACTCCCCCGGAACGGAGTCTCGTCGTCAGAGTAAACGAACGACGAGAACTTGTAGGGGTTGTAGGTGACCAGGCGTGCCGACACGTCGAGGTCGACACCTTCACCGCTCACCAACTCTCCGACCAGGCCAGCGTGGACGTTCTTCTTGCCCTCGCGGATCACGCGGAGCCTCCCTGCCTCGCTCACCTTGCCGGTGACGTTGCGGAGGATCACGTAGTGGCTGCGGGCGATGACTCGACCCTTGTCCGGGCCTTCGAGCGCCTTGACCGACCACATCTTGCGGTGCAGGTTGAAGTACACGAACACTCTCATCGGTAGTCGATCTCCCATCCCTCTGGTACGTCCTGCTTGACCCCGCAGGTGATGCACTGCAGGTACTCGCCGTCACCCTCATCGCTCCAATCCTCGGAGCCGCAGTGCGTGGCGGTGATGGTCTTCGTCTCCGGGTCCACCTCGGTCGACCAAGTTCGGACGTAGCCTTCCTCAGTGAGGCTCCAGTCGTGTCCGTTGTTGTCGCACCAGGTAGCCATCAGAGCGCGTCGATCCCTTCTGAGATGATGTCCCGGACCACCTGAGCCGGTGACTCACCCGACTCCCAGGCGTCGTACCAGAGCCGGTCTGCGATGTCTCCCGAGGTCACGCCCCAGGCCCGCATGAGCAGCGCGTCTACGTGCCGCATCCACTGTTCGTACGTCATGCCGGTACCTCCGCTTCGATGTCTTCGATTCCCCAGAGAGCGACGAGCTTGCCGTCGCGGAACAGGTCGCCAGAGGGCAACCCTGTGTGTGCGTGCCGACGCACCTCGAACCCGTTGCGCTTGCTCGATTCCTTGAGGTGGTCGAGCAGGATCTGAGGACTGCTGGCCGAACCCTCGCCGGTCTTGCTGCTGCCGACCTTGAACACCGTGATCTTGTACATGCCTTGCCCTCTCAGTTGCCGTAGAAGAACTCGAAGTGCGTGCCCCGAGACTCGCTGTCGAAGATGTCTTCGTGGATGGAGAACGTGAGCACCCGAACGTCGGTGCTGCCGTTGCGCTCTCCGATCACAACCCTCGCGGTGAACAGGTCATCGACCGTGCAGCCGGTACCTTTGAGCTTGCGGAGGTCGGAGTACAGCAGCACCTGCCACATCACGTCTTCGTAGTCGGTGGCGTTCTCTCGGTCATACCCGCGACCACCGTTGTCGATGTCGATGCCGCAGTTGTGCTCGGTGACTTGGAAGTCCGCGCCCAGCTTGTTGGACACAAGCATGTCTATGGCGTCGTACCCGGTGACGGTGGTGTGGTCGGTCATGTCTTCCCCTATCGATCGAGCAGGTTGCTGTAGAAGCTGATCTTGGCCGCGAGGTCGGACTCTCCGACCGCACGTATTGCTGCCGCGTCGTCTTCGTCCCAAGGCTCTCCGGGCTCCGGGTAGAACACCGTCGACCTGGGCAGACCGTCCAACTCTTCGGGGTCGATCGTGCCCGCGTCGATGGCTTCGTAGACCGCGTTCTCGAGTGCCGCGTAGATGATGTGCAGGCTGTTGCTCATTCCTCGCCCACCAGCTTCTCGCCGTCGACCAGCGACACCTCGGAGAGCCAGCCTGCTGCCGTCGCGAACGCTTCGCTCTTGCCCATCGCGAACCGAGCCTCCGCAGCGTGGCCGCGCTCGCCCCAGTACAGGGCATCCCTCGCGTATGTCGTGCTGTGGGCCATCATGTGCTTGACAAGCTGTGACTTGGTCATTCCTCGCCTTCCTCCCAGGTGTCACCGACCGCGATGCGGCGGTCGATGGTAGCTACGTTGTTCCACTGCGACGTGCTGCGGACCTCGCCGTAGCAGGTCAGAAACCTCACGCCTCGCTTGTTCATGAAGTCCGTGGTCAGTCGGTGCTTAGCCATGCCTACCTCACTTCTTCGACGCTGAGAACAGCACGCTCTTGCGGCCGTTGACGCACAACCCGCACCGAGCGCAGGCCGAACCCTTGTCGCTGATCAGAGCGATCGCTCCGTTGTTCTCAGGGCAGCGAACTGCCTCCGGGAACTGTGCCTTGCCCTCTGCGAACGTCCGGTCCACATAGGCAATGTTGATCCCTTGTGCCGACAGGAACCGAGCCGCCGTGATGTTGTCTCGATCCGCGCTGAAGTACAGCGCCAGGTTCGACAGCTTCTGAGCGTGCAGGAACATCGCGGCCGACGAGACGCGGGTGTATGCCCAGAACTGGACATCCCCGAAGTCTTTGATCACCCGAGCCCAAGCGGCCACGTAGGTACCCGAGAAGAAGTCTCCGTCCCAGTGGATGCGGAAGATCTTCTGAGCACCGCGCTTGTCCGATTCCTTGACGAACTCGGCAACCATCTCGGTCAGCATGGTCACGGTGTCTTCGAGAGATGCCTCCCGCAGAAGCTCCCAGTTGTGCAGGAGCACCGCGCTCACGCCTTTGTAGATCTTCTCGAGCTTGCCTGCGTAGCAGATCTCCGAGCAGAACGCCGTGGCGTCCGGGCAGGAGAAGCCTTTGCCCGATGGCAGGCCGATGCTGTTGGCGACCAGAGCGGTGGTGCCTTTGGCATTCACCGCGTTGGTGACCTTGCGGTCCTTCGATCGCTTGAGTGCAGCCATGTCTAGTTCCCCTCCAGCAGGTTCTCGTATTTGCAGATGGCTTTGATGCCACGGTTGACCGAGATCACTCCGTGAGCGACGTTGACCGCCGCGTCCCGTGCATCCCTTGCTGCGGATGCGTTGCCTTCAGCATCGAGCAGTTCGCTCACGGTCCACAGTTCGTTGCTGATGTCGTGCCTTGCGTCGTGCTCAGTCCCGTGGAAGCTCACCGACGAACCCTCTCGATCTCGTAGTGGCCGCCCCTTGAGACAACCCACCCGATGCCTGTGATGTAAACGCGCTCTTGCGATTTCATGTCTACACGCCTTTCGATTGGGTGTCAAGTTCAGGAGCGAACAGCGAGCTTGGCAGCCCGGAGTTGCATCGCTCGGTAGTGATCGCTCGGGCCGGTCTTGATTGCTACCCGTGCCTTGCTGGCAGCCGGTACCTTGCGGGACACGGTGCCTACGGTCATCCGATCGAACTCTTCAGCGGCAGCACGTTCCTTGCCGCCGTCGACCAGGCCCATATCTGGCACCTTGGTCTCGAAGTCAGTCCACCCCTTGAGACCCTTGTCAAGCTCCCGGTCGACCGTGCGAACCGGGCTCAAGTCTGGAGCGATGAAGTCTTGCCGGATGCTCTTGCGGGGCGTAACCCGTACCTCACGGTGTTCGTGCATGTCAATCCTCTCGATCAAAGCTCAGTGCTTACAAGCGGGATGGGGTGGATTCGAACCACCTCGCGATGACTACCCGAGCCATCCCCTGGGGTCGCTGAGGAATCAAACCTCAGAGCACATATGCCGTTCTCAGACCAATGACCCAGTCGCATGATCCCTTGCCCGGATTACGAAACTCACGTCCAACTGCCTCCACGCGCTCAGTTGACCGACTCGATTGCCGTTCGGGGGAATGCTGACGATGTGCGAAGTACGCGGGGGATCGTCCTTATCCGCCATACTCACCGTCGACCCCTTGCGGGGCCGCGCCACTATGCAGTTCTAAAAGATCAGGTCGTGCTGTTGTGATTCTCACTCTATCAGATTGGCGATTGGGTGTCAACCGGGCCGATTCTGGCTATTGACGCTATGCGCTCGTTAAGCCCGCTGGTCATTAAGGGCTCACCCGGTGACTGTCGCCGTTCTGAAGTTGTGTTACCACCGTAGCACGGTGCCGATTGGGTGTCAACCCGCCTGGTCAGAACTGCAAATATTTAGTTTTGAAACATCGCGGAACTCGGGCCTCCGTCGTGCTCCCTCATTCCGTTGTGCCAATAGATAATCACACTTCTGATTGGGTGTCAAGTCCTATCGCATATTGCCTGGTCAGGGCATGTTTTTGGCGCCTGCTGGCGCCGTATCCGGGCTAGTCCGGGCCTAGGTGTGACCAGGGCAGAACAGGGCATAAATGGGCCGCTACCTGCAGGTTTGCGGCGTAGTCGCTGGTCTATCCCCCGTGCAATACCGGGAGAAGCTGCTCACTATCGCACCGTTACCGGGCCTATCGGGCCTATCGCGACCAGTGCAGAGCATGGCCATATCGGCCGCTGTGCGGCCATATCCGGGCCTAGTGGCATGCATGGCACATATCCGGGCCTATCCGGCCGGTGACCAGCGCACAGCGTCGACCAGCGTCGACCAGGGCAGACACGCGACCAGGTGACCAGGTGAGCCCATATGCGCCTGAGAAGCTGCTCACTATCGACTCGGTATGCATGTCCATATGCGGTTGCTGCTGATGGTATATCTGCAGGTAGATACACACACACATGTGTGCTGTGTGTATGTGGTGTATGTATGTGTGTGTTTGCTAGTGAGTTGAGCCGGCATCGACATCGCTGCAGGTAGAGGGGATATATGCATATGCAGAGGTGTTTGCTGTGCATGCCCGCGGTCTCGAGGTGCTACGCTCGAGGCATGAGAAGTGTTTGCTGTGTGAGGCATCGTCGCAGGTCAGAGGGGGTAGGGGGGTTCCCCCTAGGGGTCGCACCCTGACCGGTCGGTTA